TGTCGATGCTGGTTTTGGAGAGATACCAAAATATCGGCGTGAACCCGTAATAAAGCTATGTAAACCGAAAGCGGAGCGGTTCGGCATAACAGAGGTTAGATGGAAAGATGCCTGAGTGCTGTGCTGTGGGTCCAAATCACCGCCGCTTTAAATGCATCTGGTATGGATGCCTGGACGCCTCGCACTATGCACGCGAATAAAGGCGAAGTGGACCCAAGCGCGCTCGCACTTTAGTGAACTGCCTCACCCCTAGTCATAGCACAGTTCGCAGCGGATAACGATGGGCTAACCGACCGCCGTCGGCGCTGCATCCAAACGCCGTGCCTAGGCGATTTGTCCAGATCGCATGACGATTGCTCCGAGGCCGGTAGTCCGAATACCGGCTCTCCGGCTTCAGTCATTAGGATTACCGAATGCCCATGACCGAACGTTATGCGGAACGCGTCGAGCCGCTGATCAGCTGTATCCGCACAGCGCCAAGTTGTGCATATGCAGAGCACTACGCGGTACTAACCCTTAACTACATCGAGCAGCTACATCAACTCGACATTATCGATGAAGAGCAATTTTATGGGTTGGTGATCGCCGTGAACGACGCGGCCGACGCATGGAAACCTAGCGTTGACCACGATGGCCGACTGCTGGATGACTGAGCTCTTACCTTACTGCGTCTCAATATACCGGGCCGTGCTTGTGCTCAAAAGCAGCCTGCGATGAAGGAATCACCATGACTGTTAAAGGCAACATAGGCGTTGACTTCTTGATAGAGTGTGCCGAACGCTCTACCTCGGACAGTCAGCGCAGTGACATATATGCCGCGATAGCGGAGGCCGGCGGAGAGCCGGCACAAGACTACCTTATAGAGCTTGCTCGGTATGAAACATCAGAGACGAAAAAAACAGCGCTGATCAAATTGATTGGTAAAGCCAGCCGCAGATGACTTCTCCATGCTGTCGCTTCAACACCCAGTAGATTGAAATCAGACGCGCGGGTACTAAGGCATGGCACTCGGCATAAGAATGCGTTAATCACTTTAAAATCAATGCGTTAACCATCAAAACACCTCGCAAAAACACCTTTCTTCTCGACTCTTCTAAACCCAATAAACACTGGTCCAGGCAGTTGCGTTTTGGGGGAGTATTTCTCCCTTATCGGGCGCAGACTTGGCTGCACCGTCCGGCGATATGCTGACCTTCATCACCCACATTGCCGTCGATCCAACACCGGATTTCAAGACCGGTATCGAAAAACCAGCGGGCCGCCCCTTTGGAGGCGATTGCCGTTCCCATACTTTTTAAAAACTACTGGGCTACAGACCACATTCCACGCGGGGGGCCAGTTGAGTTTCGGACCTGATTTGGTCCACTCAGAAGCGGCACATCGCTCCTGAATGTTCACTCAGTCGCAGTTGCTGGCCACGGCGAGCCAAGGACTTGCGAAGGACCTAGGCCAACGGTCGACCCCTAGCACCCCATGCTTGACGATATATCTAAACTGTTGATTCTATTAGACCTTTACAGACGCTCGCTGAAAACGATGCCGTACTGATCCGCACCGAACACAGCTAATCCCCGAAAATCTCCCACGCCTTCGGGCGATTCCGATTGCCTCTATGCATCGCAGGAACACACCGGATCGTCCACCTCCGGGTTCGCCAATCCCGGCACGCTTGGTGTTGGACACACTACTTGAGGATGGACAGCGGACTTGAACTGATCATGTTAGCTATTCGCGGCGGACTGATATTACAAACGCTTTCGCATACGCGCCCCTAGACAAAAGCGGTCGGGGCGTCACTGCCATTTCAGGTGCGAATAGGCGTACGCACGGGAAAAACACTATGAACCCAGTTGGTCTGGGTCAATGCCCGGACCCCATCACTTCTGACATCGGGGTTTCCATCAAGAGCACGTAATGTGACGATTATGCTCACCGGTAGCGCATGACTCAATGCGGGCTCGAATGCTCGAAGCATTGCCGTTGCTTGAAGTCCCCAAGTGCCCACTGCTGTTCCTTGGGGAAAGCTTTTACGATGAACTTTGACGGGGGACCATTTGCTACCGTGCTCCACCTGTGCCGCTTCGTAGCCGCTTTGCCCCTCCTCTCCATCCATGGGAACCTTGCCTTTGATGTTGTTGCCGTCGATCTCGCCAAAGCTAAGTTCAACATTTGCACGAACGTATTCACTACCCGCACCGGGATCAACTGGCGGTGCGTAAGCGGCGGTAATAATGATCTCACCCCGGAACTTTCCGTCGTGAATTAGGGATTTGGGAATAGGATACGGGGTTTTACGCCACCGCATTCCGGGAACCAGATCCGCCTGGAACACCATTGTGAAGCTGTCGTCGCTGTCATATAGGCATCTCAGAATCGCCTCTGGTCTACCTGCCCCATGATAGCGGCGCTCGAATGACTTGTAGTCAGGTGATGTGAGCTGCGCAGAATGGATCATCAGGGCTTTAATTAAAGCAGGTGTAGGTGTCAACGCTCCGTGGCCGGTTATCGCCAGCCAGGCGTTGGCGGCCATTGCAGAAGCGATGGGTGCTGCGTAGCTAGTGCCAAAGCCATAAGCCAACTTATTTTTCGGAGTGAGTACTTTTAGACTGCTCGCCCCTACGGCCCAAGGAGCGTGAACGCCTCCTCCTACGTGGGAGATATCCGGTTTAGGCGTAAAAACAGGGCCTGGGCCGCACCGGGAATATGGCGTAGGATGCCCGGCCGAAGAGAGCGCCCCGGCAGCGTCAATGTGAGAGATCGACCCCACTGTTAGTGCTCTTACAGATTCACCGGGGCAAGACACGCGGTCAGCGAGCTGCGCGGGGTTTGGCCAAGTCCTCCGCGGTTGATCAAGATAATTTCCAGCAGCTACCACGAAGAGAACTCCGTATTTGTCGCTGAGATCATCAAGTGCCATGGACATTTCACTGAAGCTCTGCTCGTCGCAGGCTGCGCCACCAAGCGATAGGTTCCAGACTTTGATATCCGGTCGGCGTTGAACCGCCTCTCGCAGCCTCAGTTCCAGATCCCCAAATGAAGATCCCGCAGCTTCTAGCGCACATACGTCATGCACATATGCTTGAGTTGGAGGTATCCAGGCGTGTCCATCGTTGAAATGAGCAGCACCTGCTACAAGGGAGGCGACTGCCGTACCGTGCTCGAAATTGGTGTCTGGGGGCAGGACGTAGGTGTCTCTACTTTTTACCCAATCATTTATCGCTAGAGCGTCTCTGCTCACTCCGGTATCGAATACTGCCACTGTAGGATAAACGGTGCTTGAGGCAGCGGCCGCACTACCCGACGCGGCAGTAACCGGCACACTTACGGAATTACGGCTATAAAAAGTTGGTTCGGCATAAATTTGGCGTGCGCCCGGGTAGTCCAATAAGCTCTCAAGGGCCGTGTCGTCGAGTCGATCTATCTGCCGTATTGCGATGAGCGGCAGACCTCTACCAACAGGCACTTCGGAATACTCAACGCCGAGCGACTTCAATAGCTGAAGGATGGCCTCCAGATTAACGCTATTAAAATCTGACCGTTGATATTGGAAAAGCCTCAGCAGCCCTCTTCCCTTTTCCTTTAATTCAGCGGGACCTTCAGGATTGCGACGAGCTCGGCCCCAAGGCTCGATTCCTTCGATAGCACTAAGATTTGCGGTGATTACCTTTGTTCGGCGCGTCAGAATCGCACCGTTAAGAGCAGCGACGGCGCGCCCATCCGCAGAAACTAACATCTCATCAATTCTGGCGTGCCCTGCAGGTTGCAATCCTGTCTCTTGGGTAAGCTCGATAGGCCTATGGGACTTCGCTATCCCTTTCTCCCTGAGGCGGAACACAAAAGTGGACAGCTGGGATGGGTACCTCTCTCGCTCTTCAGACAACGCAGCCACGGCTTGAAGAAGACTCCGCGATAGAAGCTTTCGATAGTCATCGTCAACGGGTACCAACAGCTTCTTGCCACCCCCCGGTGGACGCTCAACTGAACTGAGGTCTATCGGGGAGAACGGGACATGTATGAAAGGGTTATCAGTCCGTGGACTAAGCCGATCCTGGGCTGATTCTGGGCCTTTCTTGCTCACCATGGTCACTACCTTCCTTGAGGACTTTACCTATATACCTTATCGACAACCCGTACAGCTTTGCGAGTGCCCTTAGGGAAAAATGCTTAGGGGACCACTCTCGCAGCCAGTGAACCTCTGCCTCGGTGGTTGATAGCAGTATGCCACTTGTTATAGCAAGATTTAAACCTAACCGGCGCACCAGCTCCAATTCACTGATTTTTGCAGCGCCTGCTAGAACAGTAGCTCTCTTCGTATCGAGACAAACCTGCTCAATGTTTGCCCCAGTAATACCGGCCGAGATGCCCGCGAGATGTTGCAAGTCAATTTCATCAGACGCATAAGGCAACAAAAACTGGGCCCATAGCTGCCGGCGTAAAGCAGCATCTGGAATAGGCATGGGAACGCGGAAGCCAAAACGTCGCCACACTGCTGGATCCAGTAAACGGTCATGGTTGGTCGCAGCCACGACGACGGTGCTTTCAATCATTGCGTCGATGTTTTGCAGCAGCGCAATGACGACGCGTTGAAGCTCCCCAACATCTCGGTCGTTCCCTCTAGCGCTAGCCAGCGCATCAAATTCGTCGAGAAGGAGTACGCAAGGCCTTTGTTGAGCAAATTCAAAAACCCTCCTTAGGTTTCTACTCGTCTGGCCCAACAAGCTGCTGATCAACGTATCGCAGCGCACTGTAAGCAGCGGGAGCCCCAGCTTGGCAGCTATATAGCGCGCCAGCTTGGTCTTCCCTGTGCCTGGTGCTCCGTAAGCTAAAAGCCTACTCGGCATCGCCGCATTGACTCGTGAGAGTTCGTCATAGCGTTGAACATTGGCAATGAATTCGCTCACCCGCGAGGCAATCGCGCTCGGGAGCAGAAGCGAGGTTTCATCTTCGACTGGGTGGCTTATGTCTACAGTATGGAGGTGGGTTTCACCGTCAACGGGCAGGTTACCAAAACTGACGCCATTCGAGGCATCTTGGGCGTTTGCCAGCGCGACAGGTGCTCGAGCAAGCCGCTCTCGTATCATGCGAGCTTGCTTACCATCACCAGACTGTTCGAGCTTCTCAGCCAGCAACCCCGCATAATTTGAGGCCATGCTGGCATTAGCCTTGAGAGCACCATCAAGGATTTTTAGGATTTCGGAAAGATGTTCCAAGTGAGCTACCAATCTACGAATTCGTTTCAGATTTTCCCCGTAGTGTAACGCAATAGACCTGTTTCGCTACAGATTAAGGCAATTTTGAAACGGAAATCCCTCCTACGTTTTGACAGGCCGCTAGGACGAGCTACGCTCCTCAGTTCACGCTCCCAAAGGATTATCATCATGACTGTGATCACCGCTGCCGGGCTTACATATACATATCATCCGGGTACGACCGCGGGCGATGATCCTAAGCTGACAGGAAACCCAGACCACAGCCTGTTCAACAGAAATGAAAAACACGAAATGCTGTACTTGCTGAACAAATTCGCGGAGAAACACAACCTAAATCTGGCCAGTGCTCAGAAAGCAGAGCGGATGATTCATACCGGCCTTCCTTCAAGCACGAGGTCGCAAGCAAACGTGGTGACTTGGCTTGAAGAAAACTGGTCGAGCTACGCCTGACTAGCTGACTTGTAATCAGTAGGTCCCGGGTTCGACTCCTGGTGCCGGCACCATACAAAACAAGGGCTCGCAGAAATGCGGGCCCTTTGTTTTTGTGGCATACGTACAATTGCACGTACAAATAAACGCGCGCTGAAGCCTAGGCAAAAGTTATGCACAGCCGACGGCGGCTATTGGCGTCGCGTTTCACGGGCCGCTGCGCACCGATCTGCGGCATTCTGCCAATGCCCAAAATCCCCCTCAGGTCACCGGGCCTTGAACCGGCCAGCTTCTCCTACACCTTCAAGTATTCCCGTACGCCGCGTCCGCGGATTGGAGGATTTCTCGCAACTCATCCCCATCAATGAGCCCGACTCGGTGTAAAGCCTCGGCATGACTGCCCCACCGATCAATAGCACACTGACGCTCCGTCGCAATTGCGACAAGATCGTGCCGTAGTTCAGGTTCGCGCTCTTTGACGTCCATGTTCAATTCCTCCAGTGATCCCGAATGCTGTGAGTCACGACGCCCCAGATATCGAAGTCATCCCCTTCCATGATGAAGCGGTCGGGATATTTGCGGTTAGCCGAGCGCAGCAGCGTCTGACGCCCCACAAACGCGAGGTACTTCACCAACGGTTGCTGGTTGACGACGCCGATGATGACCTGACCTGCTTTAGGGCTAAGCCCTTTGTCGACGATCAGCAGATCACCACAGAAGATGCCCGCCCCCTCCATACTGTCGCCTTCGACTTTCACCAGGTAAGTGCCAGGCGCGCGGATGTTCAGGAACTGATCGAGCGAAATGTCGAGGTGGTCGGTAACCGAGTCGTCATTCAAAGCGGCACCACCACGACTGGAAGTAGAACGCCTCCTCCACCTGCTCGATGCCGGAGATAATAAGTCCCTGGGTACCCATGCTCGTCACGCTTGCATCCAACAGCCGCGGCAAAGCATCCCGGGCGTGGCTGACGCTGTTCAAGATGAAGGCTTCCCGGGTAATGCGACCAAGCGCAGGGCACTGAGATTCAACGATCTGCACGTCGCCTCTAAGCGGAGGGATCTTGCTGAGCTGATCTTTCGGGACGGCAACGCCCATCTGGCGGCGTGGAGTGATAAGGACGTACATGGGAATACTTCACTTTTTTATACTGTATATGCGTACAGTTAACTAAGCGGTGCGGTTGCGGTCAACACTGTGTAAGCCAATTTGCGACAGGTGACCCTATGTGCGGACGCTACTCAATCTACGAGCCGATGGACCACTACCTCAAGGAGCTTGCGCCAGAGCAGTTGGTGATCAACGGGTACGACCTTTGGCCAATTGAGCGCTACAACGTCGCGCCGACGACTCGCGTCGAAATCATCAAGGCGACCGAGAGCGGCTTGAGTGTGGACAAGGTGCGTTGGGGATGGTCGCCGTTCTGGGCAAAAGGTGAAGGGAAGCGTCCAGCCCCGATCAATGCCAGGGTCGAGACGGTGCTCACGGGCAAGTATTTCAAACAGCTCTGGCCGAATGGCCGGGCACTGGCACCGGCTAACGGCTGGTTTGAATGGGTGAAGGACCCGGAAGACCCCAAGCGGAAGCAGCCTTACTTCATCAGGCTGAAGGAGGAAGGTCCCATGTTCTTCGCCGCACTGGCGGAAGTTCATCAGGAGCTTGAGCCGGACCCGCAGGACGGCTTCGTGATCATCACCGCGGACAGCGATCAAGGAATGGTCGACATTCATGATCGGCGGCCAGTGGTGCTGAGCCCCGAGCACGCCCGCGAATGGGTCGACCCTGACACCACGCCGGAGCGGGCCGCTGAAATTGCGAACGAATGCTGCAGGCCGACTGAGCAATTCACCTGGTTCGAGGTGAGCAAGGACGTCGGAAATGTAAGGAATCAGGGGCCGCATTTGATAGAGCCCGTCGAAGAACCTGACGATTGATCTGGTGCTTCAATTCCAGACGGCAAGGCTGTGCACAGCCAATCAACCCAGCCTATGCCAGCTGGGGCCTGTTTCATCTATTCTGAGCATCAAACTTCAAGGAGAACACGATGAAACCTAGGATCCTAGCTTTACTCGTCATTGCTGTTGCTGTGCTGTCCGGGTGTAACCACTTTAGCCAAGGCGATTATCGGGGCATACACAGAGCCGGAACCATCCCCTGCAATGGCACACCACCAAATCAGCCAGGATGCTATTGAGGGCACGCCGCCCTAACGAACGTCCGAGCCGCTCTCAAGTTTGCTGCCGAGCGCGGCTTAGACCTTCCGAATCCCAAACTGAGAGACTTTCACCCTCGAGTCCTGAGCAATGCCTGCGGCCAGGTACAGCCCCATCCTTGCGCTGACCACCGTTTCCGTGATGTCGCATGAATACCGTTGCGTCTCCAGTGCGCCCTTCCAGTTGGCGGGCAGCGTGAACGGCTCCTGGTATTTGTCCATCGACCGGTAGTAAATGGTGGTGGCCGTTCCCGCCACCGGCTTGGTGATGATCAGCTCTGCTTCCCATCCGAGAATGCCCCGACTGTTGCCGACGATCTCCGGCGCCGAAATCATTTCTATGACGTCGCCGGCCGCCAGGCTGGAAAGAGTGATGTTGGCTGCTGGCTGCACGTAGATGTAGCCGCCGGCGGCCGCCATGGTGCCGGCCAGTTCAATGCACTGAGCCTCGCCGAATGCGGCCTGCTCCTTGTACCAACGTGTGGTAATGCCACCGAGACCTGATCCGGACGCTTTGTAGGCATCCGCCAGCACTGACCCTCCGACGGGATTGGCCGAGGCATTGATGACGCCCCCGGCGCCAGTCATCAGCGGGTTGGCATTCAGGCAGCCGAATGGGCGAATGGCCGAGTAAATATCGGCGGCGTCAGTGGGAAGCGGCACGCCGAAGAACTCGAAGTTGGCACTGATGACGGGGACGACTCGTGACTGGATGAAGTCAGCGCCGAGAATGTTGGGGTGCAACCCTTCCACTGTCATGTCTTCGGTGAAGCCGTCCCAGATGTTCACCACCGGCACGAACTGTTTGACGTACCCCAGCACCCAGTCCTTGTAGGCAAGCGCATCCGCCAACGCCTGGCCGGTCAGCGCCTTGCTGCCGAACCGCGGAGTGCCGGTCCCGACGATCAAGTACTTGCCGGGCGTGTTTTGGAATGCGGTGATTGCCTTCATCACGTTTGCTTTGCTGTCCGCAAGCGTCATCCCAGCCGTGGTGCTGTCGTTGGTGCGAGACAGCAGCAGCCACAGATCGGCAGTCAGCGAGGTTAGGCACGAAGGCAGCCGCGGCATGAACTGCCCGGAGTGATCGCCGACCTTCCCCTGATTATCCAGGTAGCTCGGGAACAGACCTGTCTTGGCCGCGATCGCACCGGCGTAGCCGTATGCTTCGGTACCGAACGCTGTCGCAGCGACGGTGTGGCAGTTCGCGCTAAAACTATCGCCCAGTAGGCCAAGACCGCGACGGATGCGCCGGCGCGCCACAGCGGTGCTGATAAGTAGGCTCATGAGGAAATCTCGAATGCTGCACCGCCAGAAGGCGTGAATCGTGTTTGTGAATAGCCCAGATCAAGGCGCCACGCACCGTCTTGGGCAAACACATCAGCTACAACCCAGTCGGCGCCCACCTGCTTTTCGACCTTCACGCTTCCGCCATTTGCTTTGACGGCGAGCGTCACCGGCGCCAGGCTGGCGGGGGCGACGTATTGTTGAGTCTGCATCTTCACTCCAAAGTCAAAGCGGAAATTCCCGAGTTGCCAGGTTTGGTACGGCCACTGAAGGCGACCCGCGCTGCGATTCGCTGAAAGCTGCGCCGCCGATCACGGAACGTCTTTGAAAAAAATGTGATTGCCCAGCTTCAGCGTTCGCTTCGCCTTGGCCGCCCAGTCCGGTGGTTTCGGCATGGTGGTCGCGTAGTAGTGGGTGGCGCCGCCGGTGGGGTCCGGCACCTTGCCGTCGATTACTTGGTCAGCCGCGATGCGGCACTGCGCCAGCTCGCGGAAAGGGATCTGCCGGGCGCCGCTCAGGAACTGATAGTTGGGGTCGTTGCGGTTCCAGCAGCTGAACTGGTAAGGCTTCTGGCATACGCCGGCGTAGCCCTCGCCCCACCACGACTTGTCTTTTCCATCGGCCACCCGGTTGCGGATCGTCCAGGCCACGGCCACCATCCCGGCCAACCCTTCCCCGCGCGCCTCGCCCCACAGCGTGCGCGCCAGCACATCCCGGTCTTTCTCGCTCACCGTCATTGCTTTTCTCCAGACGTAAAAAACCCCGAACTTGTCGGGGTCTTGGTGTATTGATTGGCGCCGCCTATTCGCACGCCGGCCCAGAAGAGCCAGGCCCGCCATCGGGCAACACCTTCTGCCCGCAGCGCGCGGTACAGAACGGCATCGGCCTCCTTTCGTGTGACCTGGCCATACGTATAGAGGAAGTCGTGCACGGCCGCCGCGTAGTTGCCGTAACCGGAGACCAGCGCGAACAGCACGAACAGGAAGGCGTTGTGCAAAACCCTGATGCTGGCAAAGTCCGTGGTGAACCCGGCCGGCACTGTGATGACGCGCTGATCCTCATCCGCCAGCACCAGGTCAGCGAGTAAAGCGTGCGTCCACTTGCCGACCTGCTCAGTCTTCAGGGTGGTGGTGAAACGGCTCATACAGGCCAGCCCTGTTCCAGCATGTCGGCAGTGATCGAACCCGCGGTCACCGCGTCGAGCAACTCCGACTCACGGTTAAAGCAGGCCTGCACGAATGCCCGCACCGCTGAGGCCACACCAATGACCTGTTGCGCAGTCAGGTCAACGAAGCCCTCTGCCGTCTTCCAGTGAACCGAGTACTCCGGATCGATGACAGCCTGCAGCGCGGCGCCCGTGATCAGCGCCTGACTGTCGCGGCCGGTGTCGATCGGCATGCTTTCAATCGTTGTGCCAGAGATTTCAGCGGCGTAGCGGCGAGCGGCGATCAGCGCTGGCCAGTCCGCCGCGGGCACTGGTTCAGGGTCCGGGGCCTTCGACAGCTTCTCCCACCCTTCGCCGGTCCAGCGTGCCACCTGGGCACCGGTCAGCTTGGGCGGCTTCGCCGAGGTGCTGCGCTCGGGCAACGCGCCCGCCTCGTCCGCCTCCACGGTTTCGTAGAAAAGCCCGCTTGAGTTCCAGCGATAGAGCGTGATCATCAAGCAGCCCTCACGTATGGATTGACGCCTTCCTGCTTGGCAAGCGTCGGTACTTTGAATTGGGTTGTTCCGTCGTAGCCGAGGACCGGTGCACTGAGATAATAAGCACTTGAACCGGTCTGACCAGCCGTGGCAATGACCTGACCTTTCAACGGATCGGAGGAAAGACGCATAACTGCAGTAACAGTGCCGATGTTTGTATACTGTGCGAATGTTTTAGCGCCATTGGTAGATTTACGCATATCGTAAGTGCTTGGACTTTGCGCACCATAAAGTAACCATGTATCTAAGCCTGCGAACACCACGCTTTGAAGAGGGTACGCGCAACCTGACGCCATCACGCCCCACGTGTCGCCCCTGTCATAGCTAACAGCAAGATTGAGTGTCGCTACTCCACCGTTGCCTGAGTACCCAAGAACCACCCCGCTCACCAAATCAGGTATGAATTTCAAGACATTGCCACTAGTCGTACCGTTCAAACTTTTGCTTACGGAGCTACTGAAGGCGTCGTCACTTATCGCAACAGTTGTGGTGGTTACCTGTGCAACCCACCTCCCATTACCAATGTAGTTGAACGCCATACCAAGTGAAAATGGGGCGCTGACCAAGTTATTGAAGATTTGACCGTAATTGACAGATCGCAACATCCCTGCAGACGTCTGAATAATCACAACACCATTCTTATCTGTGTCGCCTCTAGCAAACGTGCTGCCTATGCTTACAGGGCTCCACGAACTGCCGTTATCCGCAGTTCTAAGAATCTTGTTGTCGTTATTTCCCAGCATCCAAGTGGAACCACCTAGATGTAAAAGCTGACCAGAGTTTTGCGTTGAAAGCGCAGACGCTACTAGGACAAATGTATTTCCGTAATCGGTTGATCTGTATATGTCACAATTTGCGGTCACGCCCAGCACTACGCCGTTTTCACCAAATTCAATAACGCTCAAAATGGCAGATAAAGCTTTGGCTGTGAAAGAAACCGCACGTTGCCCGCCGATTAAACCAAGGAGAGCAAAATAGGCCGGATATGCAGACTGGAGATATATACCACCGTTCGCCGGCAGATATCCCGCACCCGGATTCCGCGAGCTGTAGAGCACGTCACCGATCTGCGCACCGGCGTAGCCCCAGCCGGGCATCTTGCCGGCGCCCAAAACCAGAGCCTGCCCAGGTAGCGCCGCAGTGGTGTCAGGCAAGCCCGTGCCCCATGCCACATTCCCGGCCGCGGTGATCTGTAGCACAGTGAAAGGTACGCGCTGTGCAGGCAGACCGGCCGCGGCGCCAGCGGCAAGTGCCGAGGCCTGAGCGGCATCCCGTGCAGCCTCGGCGGCAGTACGCGCCGTCTTCGCTAGTCCTACCTGATCAGCTGCCAGCTGAACCTTCTGTCCGGCCGCGGTAGCACTATCGGCCGCGCTTTGGGCGCTGGTTGCCGCCGCCTGCCGGTAGCCATCGACAGCAGTGACCTGCTGACCGATCCAGGTGAGAGAGGCGTTGACGTTCACCACCATTGGCGGCAGCGCGGCGATGAAGGGTTCGGCCGTCAGATTAAACGCGGCTTGCCCCTCGGCGCGCGACGGTGCCTCCGGCAGTTCTGGAATCAGAGGTGGTACAGCCATCAGATAAGGCCCTCGATGGAAAGCTGGCAATCGGAAACAATCGGCCCGGAATAGACCAGGTCGAAGGATTTGAAAAAGCCGTAAATGATTGTTGCCTCGTAGGTCTCTTCGCCGATCCAGACAACTGGCTTGGCGCGGATCTCGGTCAGCAGTTTTTTAATCTTCGCGACCCGGGCGGTATCGACGACGATCTGGAAGTCACCGGTGTCGGAGTAGGCCCTAGGCGTGATGACGATGTTGCCGAACGGGTCCCGCTCCTTGCGGCTGTAGTCGTCGATCCCGATGCTCGCGCCATAGACCGAATCGCCAATAATCGTTTCCTTGCCGACCACCAGCGCACCGACGCCCGCCACCCCGCTGCTGTTCACCGTCACCGTGATGCTGGCCGTGCCGTACGCCGGCATGTCCAGCACCACGACGCTGGTGCGCGTATCGATTTCGCTGAAGAACCAGTCGTACCAGTTATCCACAGCGGCATCGATCAGGCTCATGGTGCTGGTGTACACAACACCCTCAATCGGGTCCGTCATCGTCACCGTGACGGACTCGCCTTGAACGTTGAACAGCGCCAGCGAGTTCACCACCTCCCCGGGCTTGATCGTCACGGAGACGGAGCCCGCATTGGTGGTGAGCGTGCCGACGATCTCGTCGAACATCCTCCAGCGGTTTGTTGCACCAAGGTCCTGCCATTTCGCCGGGTTGGTCTGCGTCACCACCTCACTTCCAGGCGTGACGCCGGCTGGAACCGCCGCCAGCGCCTGGTAGATCCGGTGATTCCAGATGACGCTTACGCCGATCGCGTACGTGGCCGTCGAGCTCCAGGTGGCGGATTCCGTTTCGGCCACGTTACTGCTGATCAACTTGCCGGGAGTGACCTCAATCGGCCGGATGAACCTCATGCGTTCGCACTCGCTTTAGTGGTGGCAGGAAGCCCGTCTCTTTCCCATTGCTCAAGCTTCCTCTGGACTTTGTCGGAGTTCACTTTCATGGCGCCGACCACTTGCTTGACCCAGACAAACATCTCCCGGACCTCGGCGGCTTGGCCGCCGCCACGCGCGGGTTCAGTTGGCTTGCTTGCAGTGAACACCTGGCTTGGGGTTGCGACATCAAGCACCGGGCCGCCCGCAGCGAATGCCGGGATCTGCAAGGAGTTCATCTGATTGAGCGCATCGGTCCCGAACGCACGGACAGCCGCGGCAGTCATTACGAACTCGCCGTTCGAAAGGCGGGCCAGAATGCTGTCGCTTGTGCCGGTGCCGGGACCGCTGATGTAACCGCCCGTTGCGTGCCCCGCGAGTTGACCATTTGCAGCTGCAGACGCCTTGATCGACGCAAGCACCTGCTCCAGGGTTGCCCCGTTGGCCAGCGCCCCAGTCCACGCAGCGAGACCTGGTGCATCAGCCTCCCTGCCGAGGATGTTGCGGTAGGCGGTTTGGATAGCCGTCACCGCATTCGCCGGACTCAGAGCAGCGCCGGCGCCAGCCCCACCCTTCAATGCCGCAACCACAGCCGCGTTCATGGCATTGACCGCAGCGGTCACCGACATCACCGAGTTATCAACACCGTTCAGCATATCCAACTGCGCCTGAGCGAATTCCAGCTGATCGTCGAGACGCTCCAGCTGCTCCTGCAGCGTCTTGGCGGTCTGCTCGGCACTGGTGAGCTGCTTGCCGTTGAGCCTGTTCAGCTCCGCCACGACATTGGCCGTGCGGCCTTGGTCGCGGTTGAAATCCTCTAGGGAGGAATACAGGTCGGTGTTGATGCCGCTCACTGTGGCCAGTGCATCGCTCAAGCCCTCAAAGTTGACCAGCGAGCCGCCGGACCTAGCTTTGGCAAGAGCGTTTTGCAGCGTTGCCTGCGCCTGAGCGCGAAGCGACGCTACTGCCTGATCCGAATCGCCGCGCAACGCCTTGAGCGCTGAGCCGAGGTCATTGCTGACGCCGGTCAAGTTGCTGATGTTGGCGTTAGCAGTCGACAACATGTCGTTGATCGACGTTTTCTGAGCGCTAATAGCGCGCTGCACCGCTGAGAAGCCATTGGTAACAGCGAGATTCAACGCGTCTTTCACAACCTTCGCCGCGTCTGCGGCTTTGGCCTCGATGATGTCGAAGGCGGCATCCGCATTGGTGGCCAAGCCAAGCAGTGAGGCGAACAACGCTTTGCCTTTCTCGGTTGTTTGGTCAATGGAACCGACCATTGCAGTGAAGCCATCACGCGTTGCTGGAAAAGACAAACCCAACGCCGCGAACTGCTGCCCCACAGTGGACAGCGTGTCAGCTGCCTTCTGACTGTCGGAGGTAAACAGGCCGTAGTAATTCGACCACGCCTCCGCCGCTGCCTGGGTTTTCTCCTTGGCTGCGTCTACTGCTGCTTGCGCCTGTTTGTCTACCTCCGTGTAAAACGAGTCGGCATTTGTGGCGAGCCCCATCATGGTCGCGAACATCGCCTGGCCGGCAGTGGTCGTGACGTCAATGTCTTCGACCATCTTGCGGTAGGCAGAGCGAGTGTCTGGCAGTTTCAGGCCGAAGCCGGCGAAGGCGCCCTGCAGGCTTTTGGTCAGGTCGGCGAATTGCTCGTCGGCTGTGAAGAACGCCTGGTAATAAGTCCCGACGCTCTTATTGAGGGCGTCCACCTTCTCCTTGGCGGTGGCCGTGGCAGTGTCGAGGCCAGATATCGCGCCGATCATGTTCAGGATCGAGTCAGAAGCCATCAGCCCGGTGTTGTCGAGCTTCAGGTTGCCAACATTGATCAGCGACAGCGCATCGTTCACCCCGTTGAAACGGGTAAAGACGCCTTCAATCGCCTTGATGACCTGGTCAGCCGTCGTGTTCCAGTCGTTGGCAAACGCGCTGAACTGGGCTTTGAAGTACTCCGGAAGCGACTTCGAGCTCACGATCGCTTTGGCGAGGAACGTGCCCATCACGTCGTCATAGTCGGCGGTCAGCGCTGCTGCAATATCCTTCGCCTTGAACTGCTGCTTACCGGTGAGCACCGAGCCATCATCAAGCTGCGCGCCGAACGTGCTGGAGTACTTGCCGGAAGTCTTGCGCTGCTGCAGCGTGTTGTATGCCACGACGTCCGCGCCGTTACCCAGAACCTCGTAAAGATTGCCCAGCGTCATGCTGAACTTGTTGAGGGTGGAGGACATCGCTGCATCGGCAGCCGAGCCATATTTCGGTGCCTTGGTTTGCCAGTCTTGGGCAATGCCGGTGTCGGTGTATTTGCCGTTGACGTAGTTGCCAGTGGCCGAGGTGCTCAGGTCCGGATACTTCTCGCCGCTACTGAAAAGCTTGCTGGATGCGATCGACCCGACCACGGCGCCGATTGCAGCCCCCAGAGCGGTACCGATGACAGGGAAAACCCACGTACCGATCGCCGCGCCGGCAGCCGCAAACCCTGCCGTGGTCGCCCCGCCTTTGAGGCCATAAGCCTGGTAAGACTGGATCACCGAATATACGGCGCCGACATAGCTCAACGCAGTAGTGAGGCTGGAAAGGCTTGCGGCCGCATTGGCGGAGCTCACGTAGCCCTGATACGCGGCGCCGGTGTAGCCTGCCTGCGATGCTCCGGCGGCTAGGCTGGCCGCCGCATTGCTGGCTGTCGCAGACCCTGCCGAGAACGCACCCGTAATCGCGGAGCCAATGTAGTCGGCGCCATTAGAGAATGCCCCCTGGATTCCGCCGACGATGCCGTCCCCGCCCGCCCAGCCGGACATGATCGACTGACCGAAGCTGCTACCGGCCGCTGACATGACGTTCTTGGCGGTGTTGAGGTACGACATGATGCCGGTCCCGCCACCGCCACCACCGGTCAGATCGCCAAACAGCCCCGATGACTGAGCCGAGGCACTGCCCACGCCCAGAGCGCTAGCGAACTGCACCAGGATCGGCTTGGTAATTGCCATGTGGGCCAGTTCGGCCAGGAACTGACGGAAGCTGTCTTTCAACGTGTCCATAAAGTTGCCGGACTTGCTCAAGACAGATTTCCACATGTCCGCGAACGCGCCGTCGATACGATCAATCGCACCCTCGGTGAACTGCCCCCAGGTTGTAGCTGCGCGCTGATTCCGCTCGTATTCGCTACCCAGGCGGGCAATGGCATCTTGGTAGGCGGCCGCATGGACCTTGTCCAGGTCCATCGCCTTGTTTAGAGATTCCAGCTCGCGGGTGTAGTCACGAAGCAGCTTCGTTTGCGGATACAAGCGATCAACTATGCTGTTCGCTTCGTTGGCCTGATCCAGAGCTTTGTTGCTGTCCAACTGAGCTTTGGTAACAGCAACGAGCTGGTCGTATTCAGCGGAACCGACCGCGATCTTCTTACCGATCAATTCAGCCTGCACGGTCTTCGCGACGTTGAATGCGTCGATTGCAGCCTGGCCTTGCAGGGTCGCGACCGCCTCTTTCTGAAGGCTTTCGATCTCCACGCGCAGTTCGGCCACATGCTTCATGACCTCCGCGCGATCCTTCGCGTCGTGCATCGCATTGACGGCTGCCGCGACCCGTTCGTAGGCCTTGGCGCCGGTTTTCAAAACCTCGGTCTCGATCTCCTGCTTGATGGTCAACTCACGAACGTTGTTCGCGCCAGCCAGGTATGCATCAGCGATATCGTTTGAAGCCTTCGTCGCGATGCCGGACTTAGCGAGCAGATCCTCAAGCGCCTTCTGCTGGTTTTTGAGCGCAGTCGCGGCGGCATTGGCGGCCTTGTCGACGCGCTTATTCGCGTCGGTTGTTGCGTCCAATTGCGCGATCGCGGTTTCAGCACGCTGATCCGGCGTGGCCTTAGGCTTTACTGGTGCTACGGGTGGGGTCCCGCCATTAGTAAGCAGGCCATAACCGGTCTGGTTTTTGGGGTCCGGCTTAACTTCCGGCAGCAGGAGCAGGTTGCGGCCTTTGGTGAGGTTGACCGCCTGATTGATGACCAGCTGCATAGCATTGACTTGACGCGCCGCGCTTTCCTCCGCAGCCTTGGCGGTATCGTCCAACGCCTTTTTCCGTGCTGCCGCAGCTTCGTTTGCAGCGTCTTCAGCGGTGTAGAGCGCGACCAACTGGGCCTTGAGACGAATCTTTTCGGCCTCCGAACTATCCTTGATTGCATCCTGATATTTTTTGAGCGTGTCGGTCTGGTCAGCAATGATCTTTGCCTGGGCGGCCTGTGCCGGAGTGGCGCCCATTTTTGCGGCCGTGTACGCAGCTTCTGCGGCCGCATTCGCGCCAAGCAGATCGCGGGTCTTGGTCAACTGATCGATGTACTTGTCCCACGCGACCTTGTTCGCATCGGTTTGGCCGGAACTCTGCTGCGATGCTGCGAGCTGACCGGTTGCAGTCGTGGCAGCGGCTGTGACGCTATTGACCTGCCCAAGCAGCTTGCCGTACTTATCCGCTTTGATACCGTTAATTTCATACGCCGCGGCCGACTGCTCAAGCAGTGCGGTGTATGTAGGCAGGATTGCCTTGTTCTCCTTCACCCACTCAGTGACGCTATTGAGCGGCAGAGTCCCAGCGCGGACCTTCTCGACCATCTGGCTGAATGCTTCAGCGCCTTCCGCCCCTGCAACGCCGAGTTGCTGGAATGCCTCCATGCCCCGCAGCGAATATTCATTCAGCGCGGCGCCGACGCTATCCAGGGCCTCCACCTGCTTTTCCGTCCAGGTAGAAACCTGAAGGGTCCGCTGCGCAGCGCCCAATTCCTTAAACTTGGCGATGGAGTCATCAACCGTCAGGTTCTGGTCAATCAGCGCCGAAGTAGCGGTTTTCGCACTGCCGCCAAAATCAATAAACGAGGCAGCGACGAGCGCCACCGTCGCGATCATGCCAACAGGACCGGTCAGCAGAGCAAGCAAACCACCCCCCGCCGCCGACAGGCCCGCGATACCCCTCGACACACCGGATGCAGCAGCAGTGGTTTTTTCCGATGCCGCAACAGCTTCATTTACCGCGAGCGTGGTTTCCCCGTAGGCGCCCGCAGCTGCCGATCTCCGCTGGTAGGCAGCCTGGATCTGTGCAGAAGTGGCAACCGATGTTTCGGCCAGCGCCGTCTCTGCTGCCCTCACCTGGTCGGCGATTAATATTTCCGACTGCCGCAGCTCAACGATGCGAGCAATGGATTGCGCGCGGCCGGTGTCAGTTATCTGTGCGCGTAGGCGTTGCTCTTCGAGCCCGCGCTCCGCGATCAGCGCAGTCTGAACGGACTGCAAGTTTGCAACCTCGGATGCCTGGCGCACGCGATCAGCTGCAACCTTTTGTTCGGCAGCCACCAATTCGACGCTCGCGTGCTCGAGCATTGCCTTTGCATCAACTTGGCGCGACTGAGCCGTCAGAAGAGCTTGCTGCGCACTTGCGGCATCAGCAACCCGAGCAGCATCCGATGCCACTGCTGACCGCCCGAGCGCAATCGCTTGGTCTATCGACGCCTTGGTTACCGAAGCAAAGGCAAGGGCAGACTGACCAGCAGATAGGGCCAAGCGGGCGCCAATTACTATAGCGAGCTTCTCGGCAACGCTCGTTACGCGCTCAACGGTGTCTGCCAGCGAAGAGCCATCCGCCGACACCGAGTCCAAACTTTTCGAGACCGACGTCAACACACCGGCAAGCTTCTGACTGACGCCGGACGTCTGATCCAGTTTGCCGATGAGCTGGGTCGCCGAGTTGTCCAGCTTCGTCAGGCCTTGGCTGACCGTGGCCTGCATCTTACCGTACAGCTCATTCACCGCTGCCGCCTGGGCCTGAAGTGCTTTCACGACAGAGTCGGCAGTGAGCTTGCCAGCGGCGCCTAGCGAGCGAAGCGCGCCAACGGAAACGCCCATGCCTTTGGCGATGGCTTGCGCCAGAGCTGGGGCTTGTTCCAGAACAGAGTTGAGCTCTTCGCCACGAAGAGTCCCCGAGGCAAACGCCTGTCCCAACTGGATAAGCGCAGCGTTGGCGGATTCGGTAGAGGCACCACTAATGACCATGGTCTTACTGATCGTCTCAACGATCCCGGCCACGCCTTGACCGGTCAACTTCAGCTCTTTCTGATTTGTCGCGATGCGCTGATAGAGCTCTGCGGTGGCCGTCAGTGGCTGGCCGGAACGTTGAGCGATATCGAAGACTGCACGCTGGGCAGCTTGGAACTCTGCAGCGTTGGTAGTCACCAGCTTTAAGCGGTTCGCGATAGTGGTGTATGCCTCGGCATGCTGCAGCAGCTGACTGATGCCTGCGGTGCCGACTACGCTAGAAATTGCACCTTTTAAGGCGCTGGCGGCTGCCTCCGCACTCGCGCCAGCCCGATCAAAAGCGCTATCCACTCGGCCAAGCTGGCTATCAATCCGCCCTGCCACTTGCGCTACGGTGGTATCCGCTTTTGCCATTTCCTGACGAAGCTGCGCCGTGGTTGCTTCAAGCCGGATCAGCATCCCGCGAACTTCTTGACCTGACATGCACTTTCTCCGGGCGAAAAAAAACCGGCTGGGAAGCCGGTTCGATGTAATTAATGTCCCGGTGACGGGACGGAACCAATCTATCTATTTAGCAGGCTTTGATCCTCTCGCGCCGCGTATAAGGTCGACGACTTGCTTGGCTGCATTAGCAGCGGCCAGCCCCGTTACTTCTTCAATGACCTCTGCGTCCATGCTAGCTGGCTTCAGGTTCTTGAGTCCCTTGCCTGTAATTTGGATGGGACGGCTCTCACCGCTGGGTAATAAAAGATTTCCCGTCAAAGTCACCTTGGCTTGGGCGTCGACTGTGTTCATGTAATACGTTGGAGCGAGCACCATTTGCGATGCAAACGACGAGTCATCATCGATCCACAACTCAACACTGGCATTCGAGAGAACTACCGTGAACCCTGCGATATCGGCGTCTTTCGTATCGCCTATTGTGGTGTGATCGAAGGTCGATCGCACATAGGAATACACGCCCTCTGTAAGTGTTTTGCCGATCGCAACGTTGAATTTCTGCCACTTCCAGTTGCTCGACTTCAACGGGACGCCTTGCAAGGTCAGTTGCTGAAATTGCTGACTCGCGACGATCTGGACGTTTTCGTCCCTGATTTTCGTGATGTACAAGCCTTGGTCTTTAACAACCGGGCGGATGTCATGCGTACAGCCGGCGACGGCAGCTATGACGAAACACATCAACCAGACCTGCAATCCTTTACTTTTTGACATGACGAACGCTCCTTTTTTGATGGCGGCAAATTTATCACTATTCAACAGAAGCGCCATCATCCGTCGCATGCCGCGGTTAACGTCCGAATCCCCCCCTCGCACCACGGACCTGAGCCTTGATCCGCTGCCGCTTTTGTTCCGGTGTTTCATCCGGCGGGGGCGCTGGCGGCCCGCCTGCCTTTCCTGCCCCACCCAAGGGATTGGTGTTGCGCAGGAACTCGACCTTGCAGTCCCACGCCAGCAGAATTTCTGGGACAGCCGCCGACCAAGCTACGCCCGGCGTCCACCCCAGGCAGCCAGTTGCAATGCCGAAAAGCTCATCGACATAGCTCCCGTTGCCCTCCCGCTTTACTTTTTTGCCTTGCCGCTGGCGTCAGCCACTTCGGCTTCGGCCAGTTGGTCGGCAGTCTTCGCGGCAGGGTTCAGCAATGCGCTCAGGTACTCGATCAAAGTCGGCGTGACACTGATGATGCCAGCCTGATAGATGGCTTCCTCGAGTTCTTCCTGCGCCGAAGGCTTCAAGGCCAGGCCGGCGCCGGCAATAACTACCTGAAGGATTGCCGACAAGTTGAACCGCTGCACTTCCTGCATGGCGGGCAGGATGCCACCCAGAGCGCGCTCGATCTTTTTCACAGCCTTGAGGTTGAACGCAAGGGTGTACAACTCTGCGCCGATTTCGAGTTCAACGGTACCGTGGTCAGTCTTGGACATGGATCAGTGTTCCTTGCAGAGGGGGGAAGATTCAAAACAGGCACCGCGAGCGCGGTGCTTGTGCATTGCGTTGAGACGGCAGCCTTACGGGGTTACCGGGGCTTCCTGCTCGTAAACTGCGGAGTTAATCGCCACAGATACGGTCGCCTTGCGGATCGATTCCGCGGTGCCGATCTGTTTGCGGAAACTCAGCACCTGGCCGAGATAGAAATCGGCAGTACCGTCGCCGTAGTCGATCTGAATCGGGTAATTGTCATCGCTGCGCTGAGCGGCCCTCAGTGCTTTCTGACCCGCGTCTTTCGGATCTTGACCCAGCGTCAACTGCTGAGTGCCGGCATCGAACGTGCCTTTCACTTTGCGTTTGCGACGGTTGGCCAGCGCGGTGAAGTCGGAGGTGCTGGCCTCGTCACCAATTTCGCCAGCGTCCTCTACCTCCCCCACTTCGACATAGGTCAACCCTTTCAGGGCGGTCAGTGCAGCGGCACGGGCTACATCCGTTTCGCCGTAGGTAACGTTATGAGCCGGGCCGATCAGAACTCGGACGCCGGCGGATGTTTTGATAGTCATGGTTGCCCTCCAGGGCGCGGGTGGTTTTTTAGCAATAAAAAACCCGCTCGATGGCGGGTGTTGGTGTTGCTCGGCGGGGTCAGTGCTGGGTGATGATCCGGAGGGTCACCGATCCCATGTAAGTCTTGCCGTCTGGCTCGCGGTTTGTTTCCGTGCGCAGCACGCGGACCGAGACGGCCGTGCCCGTGCTCAGCGGTAGCGCGACCTCGTCCAGCGCATCAGCAATTTCGCCGTTGATTCGCTTCACTTCGGCCTGGCCCTGATAGTCCGACCAGACCGACAGGTAAAACAGACGGTTTTCGCGCTTCTCGCCACTAATCGGTGTCGTGTTTTCGACAGCCTCGTAGTCGAGCGTCACATACGGGTACGGCGAACCGGCAGGCACCGCATCGAAAACTGGCGTGGCGAGCGCAGCCGTCAGCCTTTCAAACAGCGCCTTCTGTAGCGCCAGCCCTGGATCGCTCATTTGCCCTCCGCTGCCCGACGCAGTGTCGCTTCAATCGCCCGGCTGATAATGGTCGCGATCTGGTCTCGGTTCATGTCAAACGACGGCCTGAGCCAAGGATGCGCGGGCCGTGCTGCTACGGTGTGATCACCTAGTGCGTATTGCTTCGTGCCGTACTCAAGGAATTTGCCGTAGAAGTAATGCCGATTGTCCTTTTTGCCTCGAACCCCGATCTGCGCGTCGAGGCCGCTCTTTGATACGAACGCCTCGAGTGCGTCCTCGATGTGATCGGACGATCCAGGATCACGGGGGATGAGGTGCTGCTGCGTAGCCAGCACCAAGTTTGCGGCACCAACCATGGCGGGCCGCAAGTCACTTTCCATCTCGTTTCCGATCCGGCGCAACAAGCCGCGCAGCTTGAAGTCCCCTTGGATACTTGACCGGCGCGCCATGATCAGCCCTTCTGTTTCGTAGGTTTGGTGGCTTTCTCTGCGGGCTCGGCTTCCACAGGGGGCTCGGCGACGGACCGTTCAGCCAGACCGCGTCCTATCAGCTCCTCGGCATCTGCCGCATTCACGGTGAACTCTTCGCCCGCAGCTTTCCAGCCATTGGCGGTGGACAAACTTGCCAGTGCTTTTACTTTCATGATTTGCCTCATGGATTTGTGACGTTTGAGCACAGCAGACGCAGCATCGAGCGATCGTTGTCGGGTAGCGCAGCCTCAATCAGGTAGGTAACACCTGAATTAACAAGGCGCACGCCCGGCAACACATCCGCCGCAGGCCTCACACGGATCTCCGCAGTGATCAAGGACTCGACCTGCTGCGCGACTACGGACGTGCGTCCGCTTGGTATGGTGATCTCCGCCCAGATGCTGCGAATCTCAGTCCAGCCTTCTTCGTAGCCACCCATCCCGTCTGGTATGCGCGTTTGTTTTTGGACAGAACATTGGTGGCGCAGCGGACCAGCACGCATTTACACCCCCCAGCCGACGCGGTAAGGCGTCAGCAGCGCACGCGATCCCATCGGCAGCGCAGTGGACGTGCCACCCACCACTACATCCTCTCGGTTGGCGTACAAACTGCCGAGGATGAGTAGGCAGGCGGCACGGACAGAAGGATTTAGCAGGATGGGATCAGCCCCGGCTGTTCCGTCTAACACCGCAGCGGCCAGGCTGGCCGGGTCGCCGTAGAAGCGTCGGTTCATGAACTGAGCCGCGGTGTCTTCAGCTGCCGCGAGCAACAGCTCGACATGCTCTCGGTCACCCTCCTCGGCCCGCACGTGCTGCATGGCCTCGGCAGTAGTGATGGCGTTCATTTCAGGACTTCGGCTGTTTGTCGGTGGCCAAGCCAGCCGCGATCAGTGACACGGCGTCGTGCTTCGGCGACTTGTAGCCTTTACCACCTGCGCGGCGGATCTCTTTTCCGTCCAGATAGCTGCGCACCGGGTAAATCATGATTTCGTTGCTGTCCTCAGCAACGCTATCCGACTGCAACTGGTCACCGGTGGCTGCTGAAGCGTCGAGGGTAGCGGTCGAGCTGGCCGCTGTTGCGGCGTCGGAGGACGGCAGATCTGCCCGCACGGTGTTGCCAATCCCGTTGGCTGGATCAGTGGGCAGTAGCGGAACGATCCCTGCGCCTGCCGCGGAAGCGCTATCTGATATCGCGGCTCCGCCTCCAGCACCGGCCGTCGTGGCCGGACCGGTGGTGCTTTGTGCCGGAGTCTGCTGTCCAGGCTCAGCAGCAGTCGTATTCGCCGCCGTGGCCGGCGCCTTGGTTGCATCGTTCGTGTTTGCACGTGCCATGTCGGTTTCTCCTGAGTCAAAACGGCCGCCCGGGGGCGGCGCTTTGTGGGATGGGTTAAGCGGCGGGGGTCAGAGGACCGGTGACGAAGGCTTCCGGGCGGTACACAGAGAAGGCCAAGCGCTCTTCCGCGCGGATGGTCACCATGTTTTTCTCGAAGTCGTCGGCGTTCTCGGTCGAGACCAGGACTTCGATGCCCATGCGATCAAAGATCTGTGCAGCCAGGCTGAATGCGCCCACCAGGAACTGGTCCTGGACAATGGCTTGGGTTTCAACCACGGGCAGGTTCCACAAGCGCGCCGCGGTGCCTTCCTGCGGCTTGCCGATGATGTAGCGACCTTCCCCGTCCTTGAGCAGCTCGATGGCCGCCCAGTCGATCGGGTTCAGCACGATGCCGGTGGACGGGAACTCGGCCAATTGCGCTTGCAGCAGCGCCAGACGGATGCGGTCGATACGCTGAATCGCCTGCACCTGGATGCCAGCAGGCGCTGCGTAAATCTGAGCCTGGGGAATGATCCCCTTAACGTTGTTGCCCGTGCCGTTGCCGTACAGCAGTTGAGCTTCCTCGGCCATCAGCAGGCCATAGCGAGCCCGGGCATCGATGTAGCTCTGCAATGCAGAGGCGTCGTCCAGGATCTGACGGCTGCCTTTGAACAGATGCGCGATGGTTCGCACGTTGGCGTTTTGCAGCTCGAATTTCAGATCGCTGTACGGCTTGGCCAAGCCCTCGCCGACGATTGCGGCGTTGTTGGTGAAGCCAGTTTCGCGCACGTACTCGATGGCGTTGCTGTCGGTAGTGCCGGGCGCAACCAGATCGCGAATGGTCAAGCGGCGCTGCGGCGCGAGAACGATGCCGACACGTTCAGTCTGGACCAGCGCGCCGCCTGAGGTCGGCACGGAGGTGATTGCGGCTCGCGGCACTTCTACACGGCGGGCGCCGCGGAAAGAGCTGTTGACGCCCTCTTCGGTCATTTTCGCAGCGACGAGCTGGCCGGCGGACTGCTGGACCTCTGGCTCATTACGCTTATTGGCATTGACCAACTTTTGCTCGGCGTCCTGCATCCGTGCTTGCAGCTCGCCCTGTTTCAGCAGCAGCTCGTCCACCTTGTCACGAGTCTCAGCCTGCATTTCCCCGGAGGCTTTGATTTCTTTCTCGGTGCGCTCGGCATAGGTTTTGATCTGGTCGCCAACGGCTTTCAGGTCGGTTTGAGTTTGCTTCTGGGAAGCTTCAATTGCAGAAAGATCTTGAGGCATGAATTTGTCCTTTCAGAAATGAAAAAACCGCCTCTCGGGCGGTTATCAATTGGGTTGCAGCGCCAGTCGATCAGCAGGCGGGGATGAGCCCCCGAAGTGCCGACGCCTGATTTGCGGTTTCTTCAAACGCGGATGCATCAAGGGCAGCGCTAGGCTTGCCCGGCACGACAGCGCGAAGCGTGTCGCCGCCAGCAGCGCTAGACGTGCTGGTCTTGATTTCTGAAATGAGCTTGCGGCGCTCGCTGCGCGGCATCCCTGACTTGGCGAGCGCGGCATCGAGCTTGCGAGCCGAGTGCGCTTGATTACCTTCTTCGCTGGGTGCTTGCTCCACTTCGGCCGCCGAGATCAGGCCAGTAGCGAAACCCTTCTCAACGGCGTTCGAGCCGTTCATGTAGGTCTCGGCGTCCAGCATCTTCTCCACCGCAGCTTCATCCTGACCACTGGTGTCGGCATAGAGGTTGATCATCGCGCGGTCGAACTCTTCCATCGTGTCAGCGAGCTCACGGATGGCGTGGCGGTTTCCGGCGAAGTAGGTCCAGCAGTTGTGAATCATCAGGAACGCTGTCTTGGCGACTTCACGCTTGGCGCCAGCCATTGCGATGACAGACGCCGCCGACGCAGCCAGGCCGAGGACCTTGATGGTCACCTCTTGAGAATGCTCAAGCAGGCGATTGTAGATCGCGATCCCCTCGAACATGTCACCGCCAGGGGAGTTGATATAGACCGTGACCGGCTTATCACCGATTGCGCGCAGCGCCGCGTCGACCCGCTTTAGAGTAACCCCCTCCCCATACCAGTCTTCACCGATGATGCCGTACATGGTGATGGTGTCAGTGCCGGCTTCCAACGCTGCGCGCAGATCCGGGTTCCACAAGTCGAGCGCACGCGGGCTCAGCTCACAGTTGAAACTGCGAGCATTTACATTCAATGGCATGGTTACTCCTGAGCCTGGCCGAGCCAGTTTTTCAAAGCGTTCTGAGCGGCTTGCCCGTCGGTGGACTGTCCGAGCTTGTCGATAGGCGCAAGGTTGGTTTGAACGGTGAGCACCGCAGCATTGCCGCCGTGGCGTGGCAGGTTTTCCTTAACCCGGCATTCGTCGCGGGTCATGATCCCGTTCTGCGTCATCTTGCTGTACCACTCCGCCCTGCCCGCACTGTCAGCCTTGAGGAACGCCTCGAGCGAGAACTCTGCGTAGTAGGATTGGCGGTCAACCGGGGTCAGGAGCCGCTTGTTCACGCACTGCTGAATCTGGTTGGTGATGGAACTGATGCTGAAGGTCAGGAACGCAATCATCTGCTGTTCAAGCCCGGTCCCCCAATTGCTACCTGCGTCAGTCTTGCCGACCATCCAAGGCGGCACGCCAAACCACCGGCAGACCTCTTCGATGCTGTAGCCCCTGGACTCGAGCAGCTGTGCATCCACCGGATTGATGCCGATAGACTCTGGCGTAATGCCCTGCTCCAGTACCGGCGAACGGCCCGCATTCAAAGCGCCGGAAACCTGTTTCACATAATCTCTAAACTCCTCGCGCTGCTCAGGCTTGAGCACGCGATCCACCTTAAACGCCACAGCCGGAAGCAAGCCATTCTTGAACGTGCCGTTGGCTGCATCGTCGGCCGACATAGCCGCGCCGAACACGTCCGCACCATAGCGAATGGCCGACAGCCCAACACGACCGTCAAGGCTGAACGCCGGGATATGCAACATGTCCTGTCGCTCGATCTGTCGACGCGCCCCCTTACGTGGTCGAAACCAGTAGGTAACTCTGCCTTCGTCATCCAGGTCGAGGTCCACGCGACCTGGCAACAGAAAGTCCAGAGCAACGATGCGCGAGCCAATACGATGAATCTCCGCGAATGCATTTCCCCTCAGCAGCATCGACGCAACCATTGCCTGCCAAAACTGGAAAGCAGTCATGTCCTCGTTCGGGCTCGTGTGGATCACGTCATAAAGGGCGAAGTCCCGAGCATCTTTCCGGCCGCCGTCCGACTCCCGGCGATAGACGCCCATCGGAAGACCCGCCACCGATGTCGAGATAATCCGGACGCAGGACCACACGGCAGAGAGCTGCATGGCATTGTCGACGGTCACTGTTTTGCCTGAGCTGGACTGGCCGCCTCGGAACTGGCTCCAGAAGCCGCCGTCGCTCAGGCCTATGGGCTTGCCCAGCCATTCGCTAAGCGATGCGCTCGGCTTGCGCGCGGCGCGGCCGAGGACCGCCGATAAGGATTTACTCACCGATCAGCCCCTTGCGCACAAAACCAGCAATTGAAAGCAGCGAAATTCCGCCGGCGATTAGCGCCCAGCCCAGCCCTTGCAGGACGTATATCCCAGCAACTGCCGAGGCAAATCCGCACAGGGCGAGCAGGATGTATACGTTCAGTGGATTCATACGATTATCGGATCTCGAATGGCGGCCATGAAGTCGTCATTCCCCCGGCCTTCGGGGTTCAAGGAAATCAAGGTCACGGCGTTGAATAGAGCCATCAACGGGTCGATCTTGGCCGACCCGCTGGCTTGCTTGGTGATCAGAATGGAGTTGGCGCGCGGCTCGACCTTGGCGTTGCTCACGCACCAGGCCATCATCGGCTGGCCGCCATGCTTCATCCCACCTTCGGCCAGCTTGCGTTCAGCAGTTTTGATTGCACCGCCCAACTTCCAGCCTTGGCTGATCGCCGCGATCTTTTCCGGTGGAATTTCCCGCTCGATCATGGCGTCGTAAATGGCACCAATGCCGACAGGGTCACAACCCACCTTGTCGAGCAGACCAGATGCTTCGATCTGCTCAACAAGGTCTGCAACATCATTGACGTCATCGCCAATGCGGACGGATAACGTGAGATCGCCCTGTTTCTCAAAGTCGTGGAAGCGTGGGGCTTCTGCTTTGCGACGTTCCAGAACCGAGGGGTGGGCCCATGCATGAGTCCAGATCAGCCAGTCCCGGGTTCGCTTGTCGCGGCCTACAGCTGCGAACCCCAACAAGTCATCCAGCCCCCCGCCATCAATGCCGACATCGATCACTTCCGACATCGAAATCAGCATGTCCAAAGTCAGCACCGGCACCGCCGAAGCGGCCCAGAAGTCAGCGCCCGCCCAGCGATCCGAGCGAAGTGCCAAGCCGATTTCGACGTTGAGATGTTTCGACATGAAGCCGAGCACCTCGGCTTCGCCCGCCTCCTCTGCTTTCTTCATCTCCCGAATCAGGAATTTCTCACTGACCGAGTAACCCATGTTTGGGTTGGTGATGTAGAAGTTCTCAGGGTTGCGATGTTCGTTGGCCTTGAGGATGTGCTGCGGAAACTCGTAGATCACCGGCAGGAAGTTGGGATCTTTGATCGTCCCGTCACGCACGCCGCGGGCATATTGCAGCTTCTCGCGAAACACACCTGCAGGAGGCTGATCGGATTGGGTAGTCAGATAGATGACGAAACCTTCCGGCCGCGCAGCCAGCCCGCCGGTGGCCTCGCGCAGCATGTTCGCTGCATGCGGGTTCTTACCGAACAGGTGAAGCTCGTCGACCAACACCACCGCAGCCTTCTTGCCACCAACGGTGTTCTGGTCAGCGGCCACCACTTTCAGGGTCGCCCCAGACTCGCGATGTGTAATCGTCCGGAGATGGTCCTGCACGTGCAAAAGCGCCGACAACTCTTCGTCGTGCTTCACCATGTCCCGGGCCGGGGCATAAGCGTTGTTCGCTACCTCAATGGTGGGGGCCAAGATGATGAACTCCGCTGACTGCCGCCAGTTACGGATCAGCACCGTCAGCATGATCGCCGCGGCGATCGTGCTTTTCGCGTTCTTCTTGCTGATCAGGAGAAAAAACTCCTGGATCAGGCGCTCGCCAGTATTGGAGTTGTAGGCACCGAAAATGGCGCTGGCGAGATCATCAATCCACGGTGCACACGACTCGCCTATCAGTGGGCTACCTGGTGCATCGACGATGCGGAGGTTGTTCAGCACCTCCATGCACGCCCGCGCCTCGTCCGGGAATAGCGGGGGAAATGGGACGAGCGATTGTCGATTTACGATCTTCGTTTCCCAGTCCGGGCACGAAGTGTCCCAGACGGGTACGTTCATTTATTTAACCGCTCGCAGATGACTGGGAGGTGGAGGTGCGGCGCCAAACCTGCCCTTGGCAGCGATCTTGGCAGCGTTCTCTTTCTCCTCTTTCTTGCCGCCCTCGCCTTTGCGGGGATGAATAAATGGCATCAGGGCCTTAGCCGCATCGACGCGCAATTTCGAGTCGGTCTCGAAGTCGTTCATCGTGGCCAGCAGAAACTCCTTGGGGTCCGAAAAGCGCATGGCCTTCACTAAGTCGAAACTCCCATCGCCGGAGTCGTCATCAGCATTTGCTGTCGACGAAGCGGCGGTTCCCGTCGGTGTCGGCGGCGCGTCCCCTTTAACAAATTTGTTAACTTTTTTGTTAACGGTCGGGCCAGCCAAGGCAGCGATAACGAACTGATCTTTGGCCAGGCGTGCGCCAGCTTGGGCAGCGCTGGAAGCCGCGTAACCTGCGGCTATCGCTGCATCTTTATTGGACGCACCTTCCCTCTTGGCAGCGACGAATGCCTGCTTTTTCGGGGTCAGTGCCATTTAACAAAAAACCTGTGAGGGGGAAAAAATCTCTGCGTGCGGTCGGGGGCGGTGTCCAGCGCCAAGGGCTGTACGGTTTCGACCCGCCCCACCCGGCGGGGGAGTGACGTGCCGCACCAGACCGGTGCGGGCTCAGCTTTGTAGCACGCCGGCGGCGTGCCCTTACCAGGCACCGCCTTGAGCCGCCTCGTCGGCCGTTTTCGCCTTGTGACAAAGAACACATAGCGCCTGCAGGTTCGCCTCCTCGTCTGTACCGCCGCGGGCGATGTTAACGATGTGGTCCACTTCCAGATCGAGGGTCACAATTTGGCAGGCTTTGCAGGTGTACTTGTCACGAAGCAGGATTGCCTCCCGCTTGCGGCGCCATGGACGACCACCGCGGCCAGAACCCCAACCACCTTCAGCTTCAGAAGCTACCGGCGCTGCGTATTGCCTTCCCTCTGCCTGCTTCATTCGAAGCGGTAGAGTTGTTAATCGAGACATGGTTGATCACTCTAGCCAACGCTTAAACATTGAAATGGAAGCTCAATCTCCATCTAGCCGAACCATCTGGCCATCGACCGAAAACTCCACACGCAGTACAGCCATCGAGTCCGGCTCTTGGATCAACTGCACTCGAAGTTGCCCGCCGAGCACCTCACCACTGTACGCGTCATGTACGCAGGCATACGCACCGTTCTTCTTGATGATCAATGGGCGCGACGAGAGCAGATAGCTGAGGTGGGATTGATCAGCGCGCTTCATGATCCGTCACCTGCTTCAGTTGTGCGGCAAGCAGCGCGTCGAGGTGGTCACTCATGCGTTTATACAGCGATGTAGTTGGGACGCTGCCGCTCACGGTCGTACTGGTTTGGGACATATGATCGAGCTCGTCTCGCATCACTTGAGCGGTTGACTCGATGGCTTGCTCAAGTGGATCAAGCATGAAGCGCATCGCATCGCCCTGAATAGCGGGAGACGCTTCAACATGGTCAACCTTTGGGAGGGTGCGGCGCGTTCCGACTTCAAGAAAACCGCAGTCGCCCTCCTCTCGCAGGTTGAAGATGGTTTCGGCGATACGAGGCTTGGTGGGCTGGTGGCCCAAATTCCTTTCCAATGACAGCTCATGCGACGTGATCTGAGCGTGCATGCCGTATTCGTTTTGCAGCGCCTTCGACAACACATCCAGGACATGGGACTTACCCGAACCAGATGTGCCGATTACAACGATGTCGATTACCTTGGTCATGGGATTTACTCAACGGTGCAGGTCGGCCACTTGCAGCGCGCGAGTGCCAAGGCACCTGCATGGTCGTGGTCGTCCGGCATGATCATGGGGAATGGACGGTAGCCCGACACTGTGACGTACCAGGACTTCTTCACTGCGCGGAGTGCAGGCGCTCGGTAAGCTCATAGCCCATCAGGGGCCAGATCTTGGTAATGGCGTTTTGGCGGGCTACCTTCTTGCCGATCTCAGCGTCGAAGTTCGCCTTGGTAACGCAAGCGCTTTCACCAGTCACAGTGAAGCCATTCGCCAACACCAACACGCAGAAGGTGAGGCGGTTCAAGCTGTCGGCGTTGCCTGCTGGCTTGGTGCCCATAGCGCTTTGACTCAGCACACCTTCACCAGCGGTAAAGTAGAACTCGCTTCGGATGTTGCGCTCGACGTCGCCTGGCGTGATGCGTGGAGCGGTCAGACCTTTGTCTTGAATCTCTTGCTCAATCGCTTGATCGTTCATCTAAAGTCCTCGCGCCGGATGTGACGCATCAAATTGAAATGCTACTTACTTTGGCTGCGCAAGATCTGCGCATCGACCTGGTCAGCGCACGTATCGAGCAGCTTGATGGCCTGATCTTTCAGTTCCCACACGTCGCCGTTGTCACGCAGATCGGTATCGTCTGCGTCGACCCGCTCGCAGGGGATCAGCTCAGGGGCTTCTAGCCTTATGGCTGTTGTCTTTGTTACCACTTGCGGCTTTGCCCCGCAGGCCGTCAGGCAAAGGCTGAGCAGCCCAATCACGAACAGGTTTGCTGTTGCGCTTGAGGTCATCGAATTCCTTCCTCGCCTTCTTGGCCTTGTCTTCGCTGGCCTTGATGCGTTTGTTCAGGTCGGCGGTGTAGTCAGCGTTGCGCTGCGCTTCTGCGCGTAGCGTGGTGATGGTGGCGAGGCTCTCGGTATTCGCGGCAATCGCTTTCTGCTTGGCTTCGGTCTCAATAGCAATGTCGCCCCGCAGCGCGACCACTCGATACTGCTGAATGCATACGAGCAGCAGACCGACAAGCCCGATGATCAAGGCCGTGGCAATCGCTTTCATAGTGAGTCTGCCTTACGTCCGAGGAACCTGATGATCAGCTCGCGGATCGCCGTAACGCCGATGAACCCGATGGTGCCGCCGGCGGCGACGGACAGACTCGACGGCCAGGCCATCCATTCGATCACGCTGCTGGCTGACAGACTCAAGGCACCACAGATCAATGCCTCAAGCACCACGCGCCACTTGTTGGCTTCTTTGCCTTCATAGAGCACGCGCAGTAGGGAGATAGTTGCGGCCATGATCGCTCCTTGCCAGAGCGGATTCGACAGGACGAGCCAGACCTGCGCCCAGAAGTCAGGTGATTTTTCAGGCATGTTCGTCGTAGTCCGACATCCACCCTTTCGGGATCGGAAAATGAATCAGCCCCGCAGCACTCCCAGCTCGGAGCGATGGGTGTGGCGGGGCCGAAAACAAGAAAAGCCCCGGCATATGCCGAGGCTCGATATTTGATGCGTGTCTCTCCACGCGTGTCCGCCGATGGCGTCCCGTCAATCAGTGGTAAAGGGCGCATCAGCTGCCGGTGTTCTTTCGTAACAGGTGACTGGCCGGCAATACCGTGTCCAGGCCTCCCCGTAGGGCCACCCTGGCTACGGTCAACACAAAACTAGCCCACGCCGTAGCCGTTGCGGATCGCGCAGACGACCACCCATAAGCAGATGGCAACGAGCGCTACGACCGCGACGTCATGCCAGCCAGATATCGGCGCTGGCAGGATCGAATCTGTGAATCCACGCACGCCTTGTGCACTACCGTCGGAGCAACGCAGACGATCAGGCTCGGCCAGTAGCAGAGGAAGCACCATGCGAGCCAGCTGAATATCTCAAGGTGGAGTTATACGCAACTCCAGCAATAGAAAACCCCGCACTTGGCGGGGCCTGAAAATCGACTTGGAGAGTTAGGTTCCTTAGATGGGTCGCACCGTCTAGCCTTAGAACAAACAATCGATTCGTTGAAACTGCCCACCGTTAACAAGCTGAGCCTTCATCGTAGCAAGCGCATCAGCCACGTCCTGCTGACTCACTCTGTAGTTATTGGCGTTCACGTGGACAGTCCCGTGAAAGCTACCAACATCCAACGGCTTGGCCTTCATCTGATCGGGCTCTGAGCAATCGTAGCTGCCGGCGCCTAAACTATAAAGAAGATCAAAGCCTCCGCTGGTTTCAGCTGTCTTCACGAAATTCCAGCTACGCAAGCTTCCCGCTATAGCATCGTAAGCATCTGAATAGTTCATAAATCGAAAATCCCTTTCTGAAAAGATCTAGAAGACTACTGCATAAGCGGCAGATGTGTAAAAACCCATTATCACCTGTTTAAAGTTGCAGCTGAGCAAATGTGATCGGCGTGTGCCTATAAACCAGATCATACCTGGCACCAGACACCTCAGCCTTTTGGAGAACCGCGGCGCAATGCCCCAGCCTGAATTGCGTCCACGAACCTGATCAGATCGTCGCTCATTACGTAATACATGAACACCATCTGACCGGTATTTGATGGACCAACGCGATAGTCAATCGGATGATCATACGGGCCAGCATCGGTCGGAATTATTAGTCGGGCATGACAATCGGATGTGCCGGTGGATTTGTCGACTTTAACGAGTTGGATATCCGCCAGCCTAAGCTCGGCGAAAAATGGTGCTGCGGGCCCTTCGAGGACACCAATGCCTCGGACCAAGCTAGGGTGAACGTCCGGGGCGTCACAAACTTGCGGTTCTTTGTGGCATCCGCTCAGCGCAGTGAGAAATGCAACTACAGCGATAATCCGTCGGGCATTCATCAGGTAGTCCATTAGCGTAAGTCGTAAAAAACCCGGCGCATTGGCCGGGCTTAGTATGCTTGTTTGTAACCGCGTATCACCGCCACACGCAAGATCGACATGATGGGGTTAATTTACGGCCAAACGGCCATCATGGTCAAGCGGCATCGATGAAGATTTGTTCGGCGTCAAAGATGTGCGTCGCGTGAATGACGGCTGCTTCTTCCAGTTGCTCAAGACGCTTATGAATACCTGCTCTCCAGTTGCGGCGGGTGCGCTCAGGGGAGGCATCCACGTCCCATGTGTTCATGTCGTAGAACTCAGCGGGCAGCACGATCATGTCGGTGGAACGCTTGCCGCTCTGTATCCCCTTGAGTTTAGGAATCGCCCAGGCCGTGAGCGCCTTATAGATGAACAACTGCGGCGCCGGTGAAGCGGTGCGGCTGACCAGCCGGCCGATGGCTGCCACCTTGTTCGCCTTGTGTGTGGAGTACTTGGCAACCAGCACGTCCCAGTGTGCAGGCTCTAACTGGCGGTGCAGCAGCGCGTATAAGCAGCAGTCGTAATCGAACTTGTCGCGCACAGAGAGCGTGCTGCCGGTGCCGCCCTGCCGCAGATCGGCGTCGATCAACTTCTGCCACGACTGCTTGGTGCTGTTGTCGATGTTGTCGGCGGCCAGCACACGCACCAGGGTACTCATCACATCTTTGTACATCCCCATCGATCAATCCCCTGTGTAGTTCGAGCCGCCTGCACCGCGGCGGTTGTTCTGTTCGTATTGTTCGTGGGCCCCGCCCTGGCTGTGCCGTGCCCGGTTGAGCTCGGCGGCCATATTGCGCAGCTTCATGTTCAGTTGCGTCACCAAGTCTTCCAGCGGCAGCGCGTCACCCGTCGACTGGTCGACCCAGCCGGAGGCATTGCAGGCGGCACAATCGATTTCAAAGAAAACGCCCTTGGTGCTGCCGGCACCGCGGCAGATTGCGCACTCCATCAGCGGCTTCAATTCCTTGCGGAAGGCGGGGCCGTGGCTCTTCTTCACTCGCTGGCCTCCATTAACTGGGCGTGGATCAGGTTCAGATCGACGCGGCCGAGGTCGCTGCTGGCCGGTATCTCAATCTCCCTGCCAGAGGTCATGTGCAGCTCCAGGGTCCAGCGACCACCGATGCCCTGCACCATCTGCATCGAGCTGATATCGCAGGGCTGGACTGCCAGTTTTCGGCGGGGATCGACCATAATCATCATTTTGAAACCTCGCCATTCACAATGTTGGAAACAGGCTCGCAGCCCTCGCAGTTCGTGGCTTGCGCTGAGTTTTGCGAATCTTCATATTGGGTGTCTGTCAGGTTGTGAATGGAGTTCAGGCCGCGCTCATCTAACCAGTTGTGCCACTTCTCCAACGCAGCCAGACGCTGTGCCCGTGCCTGCGTGTTGATGTATGTGCTCGCGATCTTGCCCAGCGAGTGGTTGAGCAGCATCTCGCCGATGTGCCCGTCGATGCCGAGGTCAGTCCACGCTGTGCGGGCAACCTTGCGCAGGTCGTGACTGGTCCACTCGCCTTGGCCGATGCGGGTGAACACCGCGCTCGCCTGGCCTTCGCTCAGCACACGGCCGCGACGTGACGGGAACAGGTAGATGCCCTCGTAACCACGAGCCAGCTGGATGGCCCTGTACAGGGTCAGCAGCGCTTTGGCCTGAGCGGTCAACGGAACCCGATGTTCGGTCCGGGTCTTGGTGTTCTCGGCCGGGATGAACCACTCGCCGTCTGGGATGGAGATGTCCGACCAGCGCGCCATTCTGGTTTCACCGACCCGGGTCCCGTGGCACAGCATCATCAGCGCCAACATGGCCTCGCCGGGCTGGCTCTCGAACAGGCCAGCCAGCATGGGCACCACCTCCGCCAAGTGACCACCGCGCAACCGGGCAGCCTTGGGCATGATGCGAGCCTTCGTGAAGTCCACGAACTTCATTTCGGCCATTGGGTTTTTATCGATCAGGCCCAGCTTGGAGGCCTGCAGGAAGGCGACCACCAGCAACACGAACAACTGGTGCACATAGGAAAGCGACAGGTCTTGCTGACATGGCCACATCAGCTCTCGGTCCAACACGGCGGCGGTCAGGTCCCGCAGAGGAATGTGCTCGAGCCTGGGTTTCAGGTGGCACTTGATGGCTGACTTGGCGCCGGCCTTGCGCTTTGCCGACAGCGAGCGATCCAGGCTCATGCGCTCGCCGTACCAGTCAATCAGCTGTCCGCAGGTCGCAAGCTGACCCACTGCTACGGCGGCTTCTGGATCGTGAAGCAGGCGCTGACGGAGAGCAGGCAACTCCGCAACGATGGCGGCCGCACTCAGCTCGGGCCAGCGCGCCAGGTGCTTCCACGCCTTGCCCTTGACCAGATACCAGGAGCCGCGCTGCCGATCTTTGCCGAAGCGCAGGTACAGGCCCGGGTGACGAGGGTCGCGCAGGTCGTGCACGGCGACGTCGGCCGACTGCCGGCGGATCTCTGCATCGCTCAGCTTCACGGCGCGTGTCTTGCTCATGCGGATGTCTCGATGTAGTCCGTAATCCGCACGCGCACCGCGCCGCCCTTGATCGTCTCTTCACTGATCTGCAGCTGGGTGACGAACCTGCTGTCGTCGATGCCCAGAGCCTGCGCCACGCCGTCACGCCCGGACTTGAACGCGGCGATGCAATTGTCATCGTCCCGGCGGCGACGATCAGGCGGGACGAACTCGAGGGACAGCAGCGCGCGGCCGGTGGGAACAGGCAGGGCCGCTTTCAGACACAGCAGGAAGCAGGCAGCGCGGTAGGCCTTAGCGGCCTTGCTTTTCGTGGCCCAGTGCGTACGAGCATTTGGGCTCAGCACCTTCGGCGGCCATGGAAGAATCAGCGCTTCAGCCACGGAAGTGATCCTTGTCGGTCTGGTTGGTCAGGTAATGCAGAGCCAATGGCCCGCACGTGACAACCGCGAGAATTAACATTGGCCTCATTGAGCCGTCGACCATCACACCGATCACGGCGTAGAGGAGGCAGAGAACTACAGCGATTTTGGTCCGACTCATCGCGCCCCTCCCGAAAACGAATACCCGCCGCGTCCGTCATGCAGCACCTTGGCAGTGTTCAGCAGCGTTTTGAGTTGAGACCAGTTCATGCGGCCACCTTCCCTTCGCTGACCAGAATATCTATGGTCCGGACCATGCCCTCCATGTGCATCGTGCGGAGCTGTTCACGGCTGAACTCGGTATTGCGGCGCGCATCAACGGCGTCGTGGCAAGCCGAGCACGCCCAGGCCGCCTGTAAGTCGTGCGGCTTCAGCCCGGTGCCGCAGCGAGTGCCGGCCATGCGCAAATGCGCCAGCACCGTAGTTTCGGGGTTTCCGTTGCACACGCCTGGCACGCGGATCTGGCAATCGCGACCGCGAGCGGCCTTGGTGAATTTGGTCTGTCTCAAAGGACACCTCCGAACTGGAACTCGACCGGGCTCACCTGGTGCGGATAGCCGTGCTCGATCAGCGAGACGGCACAGGCGAACATGCAGCGCAGCGCATGGACGATCTTCATTCCGTCAGCCCCCGCGCTTTCGTTTCCAGCTCGATCAACAACTCAAGGAAGTGCTTGGCCTTCTCCAGATCGGCAAGGCCGCCTTTGTCGCGCCACCGGGTCACGTACTTGATCACGCTGCCCTCGGCAAACGGAATGCCATTGGCATGGATGAACTCGATGGGCTGAATCTTCAGCGACTTGTAGTGGTCGCCAGACACTTGGGTGTTGAGTGCGCTCATGCTGATGCTCCGGCGCGGCGTGCGCGCAGTTCGGCCAAGGCCTTGTTTCCGATATCGGGAGTGCGCCGGGCTTCGGCGCGGGCCGGCAGCGCTAAGGGCATCTTCTGCAATGGCAGACCCTCGATCATTCGGCGGCAGGTGATGACGTAGTTGCGCTCGAACAGCTTCATGGCCAGCGATGTTTCGAGGCGGTTGAGCGGTTCAAACCCGCACTCTTTGGCTGTGTGCCAGACCGCTTGGTGCGACCACTTCGCCTGGCCGGCCATGGATGGGTGAGCATTGCGGCAGGCCTCGCGGAAAGCCTTCTCTAGCCGTGGGATACCGAGCATTTCCGGCGTGGGCTGGCACAGCTTGATGAACTTGCCCACGCTCGGCGCGAAGTCCGAACCCAACTTGCGACACTGCTCGATACCAAAGCGGATCTGCTCGATGCGCGTAATCTTCTCGGCCATGAACGCCTTGGTCCAAGTGGCCTTGGCGGCCTTGAACGCTTCGTCGTCCGGCCAGGCTTGCTTCCATGCAGGGAATATCGCCATCAGCTCGCGAAACAGCTGGTTGATGACCTGGACCGCCCCGGCGTCAATTTTTAGTGGCGCGACCTCGGCAGAGGGTACGTTTGACAGGTTCTGCATGATGCTCGCGACAGACTTCATAACAGGCCTCCCAGGTTTTCAGCCCAGCTTGTGTCGTTGAGATCGGGGCCAGATGAAGACCTTGGAGCGAACGGCACAACACGGCTACCTCGGGCCCTGTCCCGCGAAACCCAGCCAACCAGAGCGGCTACCCACTGTTTCTCGGTCTGGCATTCGCCCTTGGCGTCGTGGTGTAGGACGAACCCGGCGATGGCTTCCGGTGTGAACACACTCATGGCAAGACCGGAGCGGAACGAGTAGGCCTTGAGGATCTTTTGATCTGGCGCCCAGTCCAAAAACATCGCGAATGGCCCGCCCGGTGTATGAGTAGAATCTTTCTTCTCTACATCTTCTTTAGGTAACGCATCGCTAACGATTGGAGCGTTACCTTTGGCGTTAGCAGATTTGTGATTTGCCACACGTTTGGCAGTAAGAAGCCTGTTTTTAGCGGTCTTGCCGTTGTGGCGGTCAAAATGCGGAAGGCTGATCACACCGTCTGCCTCTGCCATCCAGCCCACCGACTTCATGTGTTCGCAGAACCCGGTAACGCCCACCATGCGGTCGAGTAACTTTTTACTAACGCTCGGAGCGTTACCGTTCTCGGTTTGCTGGTCGAACCATCCCCATACGCGCATCAGCTTGCCGACGGCTGCATCAGGATCGATGTTTGCCAGGTCAGCGATTTGGCACACCTCGGGCTTGTCCAGGGTTGTCAGTTCGAATTTAATCCAATCGCCAGCCATCACACGGCCTCCTGTAGGGCTTGGGCCAAACGGGTGAGGCCCTTGGGGGTGACGAGGGGCTGGAACGCCGCGCGCTCGATACCGGTTTCGGAATCTGCCTTGAGTGCGGTGACCTTGTGCTTCAGGTAACCGGCCTGGATGCGAGGCTGCATTGCGATCCAGCGAGTCGACCCACCACGGCGGTAGATCCAGCGGTTCGCCTGGAGCCAGTCAAACAGCTTCGAAGGGGCAATACCGAGTTGCTTTGCGGCGTCAGTGATGCAGATCGCACCTTCGGCAGCAGCAAGACGCTGGATGGCTGCGACCTTTGGTGCTTGAAGTTCAATCACCCCAAGCAGCCGCTGGCTTTCCTTCGCCTGATCCGCCGCGACCTGCAGCGCCTCGGCGTATGTAGCCGGGATGCGAGGCACGCTCTGTTCTTCCAGCTCACGCCAGCGACGAACGACCGCCATGCGCAGCGGCGCGCTGTATCCGGTCAGTAGGCAATCGGTGTGCTCGCGGTCGAGCAGATACTCGGTCTGGTTGCGGTTCTGGCCGTCCAAGTAGGTACATCCAAATTTGGATGCATCTTCTTTGAGGTCCGCAAGCATCTTCTCGATGTCGCGCTTCACGTGAAAATGCTGCTTCTCAGTCAGGCGTGCGATCTCACGCGACGACATGAACTGACGCGTCATTACTTGCGATGCATGTAGAACTGACGAATCAGGCGGGGTATTGCTCTGATGGTTCGTGGTGTGCATAATCGACCTCGCTAACGCTGTAGAAAGAGCCGACCTAGACCGTCGGCTTTTTTGTGCCTGAAATTCAGGCGCTGTAGGTGCCCAGCTCTTCCGTGGTAGCTTTTTGTTTCCACACGAAAAGGCCTCGGAGGCCGGACATGACTGACTTAACCGACAAAATCATCGCGAAGATGAATGAGCAAAAGGGCGAACTGATAGGCATCAGCGCAATGCTGGTTGCAATGGCTCGGTCTCTACCGCAAGAGCACTTGGCGAGGCTGCTGGAAGAATTCGATACGGAAATCGAGTTCGCTAGATCGCACGTAAACAACTCTCCAGTCCCTGACGAAGTCATTGCGGGCCTCGAGAATTACGTGAAGATGTGGAACGCGATTCGGAATGAACCCAACCTGTCTTGAGGATCTGGTCGTAATAGGCTGCGCGGCTCTGCTCGTCGTTCTTGAGCAGGGCTCGTCCGACCGAACTAGGTTTAGGGCTCATATCAGGCCTCATTCTCAAGGCGTGTAACTTCAGCTGATTCCTTGCTCTTGAGGGCTTTCAAAATTCCCTCGAGAAAAGCAATGCGGTCGGCCACCCTGCTACCAGGCTGGAACGCCACATAAGGCAGTGGACTGACCTCGATCAGGTTGTGTGGCGCTGTTTTCTTAGGGTCCTGCCGCCCGAAGTAGTAGCCGAGATGGAGCGCACCAATAAAGATGGCCGACAGAAAAAAGATCTGAGTGATGTCCGTCATCTCAGGCCGCCTTCACTGAGGCTTCCATCACATCCAGGCTCTGCCGGAGATGATTGATCTCGACCTTGATTTGCGACTTCTCGAACTGACTGACGTGGTTGTCATCGAGCGCTTGGTGCACGGCGATCGTCAGATCAGCCACTTCTTTACCCACGCTGATCATCGAAGTTGTCAGTGCTTGCGGGTTGGGCGCCGTCTTCGCAACAAGTTCAAAGCCGAAGGAGTCAGCCAGGGCCAGCAGAGGGCGCATGTCTTGGGTGTGCAACAGAATCCCGAACAGGTGCTCGATGGTCAGGTGGTGAGCTGCGTTGTCCGGGTTGGATCGCTGCAGCAGGCTCACATGGGCGAGACACATCTTCCCGGCCAGCTCCTCGGCGCCGCTCTCCTTGACTGTCGTGTGGCAAGCCCGCAAGAAATCTTCCATTCGTAAACCCTCAAATTTGTTTCAGTGGCTGCGTGCCATCATGCGTATCAAAATGTTTCTTATCCGACCTAGGCAGCGGTCTTGCGCGCTGGGATAGGGCGAATTTCGTTAGCTTGAATCGAGCCGTCGTCCATCAAGGTGATGGAGATGGAGCGGTTCGAGCGGTGCATTTGGGATACGGCGCTTTGCTGGATACCCAGAGCCTTGGCGAGATCGCTCTGGGTGCCATGCGATGACAGGTACTCCCCAAGGGATACGGTCTTCATCTTCTGGGTCTCCGGTTAATTTGGAGAGATATTAGCACTGCTGTTTTACATAAAACAAGGAATGGATTAGCAGTGCTGTTTGCAGAAACATCAGCGCTGCTACTTAATCGCGCCTATGAAAAAACCGACACGCACCCCGCTTACGGAAACTCAGCTGGAAGACGCTGCACGCCTGCGTGCCGTGTACCAACTTCGCGTCAAAGAATCTAAGGAGCGCGGTGATAAGCCGACGCTCAACCAGGCGGAAGTGGGCGAACGCTGTGAGTGGAAGTCGCCTCAGAGCATGGTCAGCCAATATATGAACGGCCATGTCGCTCTAAATTTGGAAGCACTTGTAAAGCTGGCGAACGCGCTGGACTTTGAACCGGCCGAGGTGAGCCCAACACTTGCCGGGGGCATAACTCGCGCAAGTGAGGCTATGGCCCAGTCTGTGATTAAGGTTTCGGCAGAGGGATCGGAATCGAGCACACCATTCCCTGCCGGCTGGGATGCTGAGGCGGCGGACGATAAGTACGCGCACATCCCTCAGCTGACAGCCCGGGCGGCGGCAGGCCTGGGCGCAGAGAACCCTCACGTTGAATCCAACACTACGCTGGCATTTAAGAGGGATTGGCTTAAGTCGAAGGGGGTGAAGGCCGATAACCTGTTGGTCATTTATGCAGAAGGCGACAGCATGTCGCCGACCATTGATGATCATGACGTGTTGCTCGTCGACAAGTCCCGCGTTGAGCCTACTGATGGCCAGGTCTTCGTACTGACCAGCTCAGACAAGGGAGCAATTGTGAAGCGTCTGGTGCAGGGTCCGCTCGGGCGTTGGATCATCCGCAGCGACAACGCGGATGAGTATCCCGATCTGCTGCTGTCGCGCAGTGAGGTGAACGAGCACCGGATCATAGGGCGAGTTATCTGGCGCGGCGGAGATTTGTAAATCTTCACCAAGGTGCTGGCTGACCTCCATAAAATCCTGACTAGTATGCAATTGCAGGGAGGCAAATTTGATACCTAATTGGAATGCCGAAGGCGTTCTTCCGCCGATGAACGACTCTGATCCAACAGGCTTTAATCGAGCACCATACGAGGTGACGCTAAGCCAGGTGGTTGAGCGATTCGCGACCAGTCTAGAGCGCTGTGATATTCTAGATGGATACATCAAGCACCGTGCTGAGCTCCATAAAATGGGGTTTACCGTCGGGTTTCAATGGCTTGATGGTAGCTTCTCGGAGGACATCGAAATGCTTGAGCAGCGTGCGCCTCGAGACATCGATGTCGTCACCTTCACGCCAGCAGACGACTCAGTTCTGCGTGGGCTGACCGCGGAGCAGATTGAGCTGCTTGGCAATCAGAAGAAGATCAAAGCCGATTACAAGGTCGATTTCTATGTGCAGTCACTAAGCGACCCCGTGGACACTCTGGTTTCTATGACTACCTACTGGTACAGCATGTGGTCACATAGGCGAACCGGGCAATGGAAGGGCTTCGTTAAGGTAGATCTTTCACCATCCCTAGACGCTGATGCCATCGCTGTGCTTAATGAACGTCAGAAGGAGCTTGCAGATGAACAGATCTGAATACGTCAGCAAGTCCGCTGAGCTTGGCTTCCTAGAAAAGCAGGCGGCGTCGCCAGGTATAAGCCGCCTCACGTTGATGTCAATTCAGTCCAGGATTGATCAGGCGCGCCAGTTTTTAAGTGAGAATAGCGGCCACGCTTATCGACCTGCCAGGGTGAGGCTGACATATCGCGGCCTTCCGGTGATCGGTACCCACGGTGTACTGGCCGAATTCGGTGCTGCCGCAACGAAGGCATTCAGCGTAGCCATCACTGCGATCGCGGCATCCGTGTCGGGCGCCCTCGCAGACAAAGGTCCAATCCCTAATAGATTGGCTAATCAGTTGCTCATTACTGGTCCGGCCCGTGGCTCTTTTGGTTTTGAGCTTGAAGAGATTTCCGCTGAGCGACAGCTTGATATTGAAGGTACCACTCCTGTAGCCCAAGCGATTGAAATCCTTACTGATCTCTTGGAAGGGACAACCAAAAGCGATGAAGAGCTTTCCGAGCCGCTTTCTCGTCTTGCAGACCGAGCTATCCTCGCAGTAACCGACTTTTTATCTGAGCTAGCCGACAATGATGCTTCATGCGCTCTGTCAACGGAAACCCGCAGCTTTAGGTTTTCAGACGTTGAGCAGGTCAAGCGGAGCAAAGCTAGGCTTAGCCGGGATAACATAAAAGAGGAGGACGAAGTGCTTGTTGGATCCTTCCTTGGAGTGTTGCCCGACAAACGACTGTTTGAGTTCAGAACAGTCGGTGGTGAGGTCATCTATGGTCGCATTCCCACTGACATCTCGTCACCAAACGAGATCAATCGGAATCTCTCCACTCAGGTCAAGATCGTGGTCACGGCTAGGCGAATAGGTTCGAGCAATCCTCGTTACAGGCTAAAGACGCTCCCGTGGACCTGAACTAAGTAAATCCATCCATTAAGCCCGCCCTAGGCGGGCTTTTTTGTGCTTACAACTCGAAAGAGAACATTTGTACTCCTCCCGCTTGCCCTTCAAATAGGGATCCAATACTGTATGGACATACAGTTATAGAAGGAGTCCCTCATGCCAAAACAAAAGCCTCAGGCACCGAAAGAACCCACGTCTTATGAGCTGCTCGGCATGCGCGTCCAGCGAGCCATTAATACCCCTAAGGCGCAGACCGCGAAGTCTGTGCTGCTTGAGCCTTCCGCAAACGATGACCCTGCCGACTGGGATCGCATCCTGGATGAGATCGCCGAGAACGATAACGTAACGATCGCTCACCGGGACGATGGGCTGATCCAGCTGTTCTGGACCGTACCCAAAGAGGACTGATCAAAGCCCCTAACCCCGGCCCGCCTTGCTGCGGGCTTTTTTGCGCGTTCGCGAAGATATATTAGCACTGCTGTTTACAGTCAATATCAGCAGTGCTAATGTTCACTCATCGAAACGAATCAGCCCCTATCAAGGGCCTCACGGATCGACCCGCTCTTTAATAACCAGACGTGACCACCACGACGTACCCATAGGGTCGGAACAAGCTAAATCGTCGTCCACGCAGCCTCTGGATAGCTGCCGGACTCGCCATATCGCGAGTACGCCACCATGCAGCCACCCAAGAAAAACACCGTGCACGAAATGTGTGACTTGGGCAGAGATATGAATCCGGCAAAACGCGTGGCGAGGAACAAACACCATAGGAGGAACCTGCCAATGAAGTAGCAAGACCAGCCGGTAAACGGACCGGTAACCCACGACGGACTGCCCACCCCACCGGGCCGCCGAGCTGCAGTTGACTGTCGTGTAGCGAATATCTAACCCCATGACCGCGACGCAGAAGCCGATCTATGCGACGTGAACAGGGAAGCTCAAGGCCGAACAAGCCGCAGCGCGAAGCCATCGGCGGTGTAGCGCGACAAGATTTCACTGGCTGGCCTTGGCAACAGGGCCAGACGGGAAATCAACCGGAGTTAGCCAAATGGCAATAACCGCAACGCAGAAGAAAACCGTCCTACCGGTCGTGGTCTTCATAGTTTCTACAACCCTTTTCTTCTGGGGCCTTGGCAGCATATTAGTACTGTTCTGCGTACCTTTCATGGCCATATCAATTGGCATCTTGGCTGCCAATATCGGACCGGCGATAGGGCGGTGGTTCGACCGTGATGGCTGGAAGTGAGCGGTGTTGAAGGGTTCACACAGCTGCGCGCTCAAATCGCTTACACGATCACCACCGATGACAGTGGCGCCGAGTTCGACGGTGAGCTCTACCAGGGCCTGCTGCATGCAGTGCGCCACTTGGGGAGCGAGGAACGGCTGAGGTTGATCGAAGACGTGCAGGCCGCCCACGCCGAAATCGACGGCACCAATCGATAGACAACCAGCGCCAGCGTCAGCCTGACGTTAACTGCCCGATGCCCTGGTACTCCCCAGCACCAGGGCGCATCGGAGAGTGAGCGAAGCGTGCCCGAGCGGGCTGCAGCGCTAGGATCGCAAAGCCCCGTGAATATCCTGGGCCGGTATGAGCAAGACGGCCAATACCAAAAACGCGGCGGGAAACAAGCAGGGGTTGCGCCCTGATGTTTCGATCACTCTCCGATGCGGACAAAACTGCGGCCTATAACCGCCCACCTGCATTGTGCCTATCAATTCACCGAGGGTTTGCAGCCATGTAAACGACAGATCCCCCCGGCCTACCGCATCAGGCGGCGCCGGCAAGCAAGGTTCACGTACGGAGGCGTTGTGAACCAGCGAGATGTGAAAAGCCCTGCGTCGACAGGGCTTTTTTATACCCAGCGTTTACCCGTCAGCACTCTCCCCTGCGCCCAATCGGCCTTCGTCAGGTGGCCAGAGTGCTGACGAGTACACGCAGACCAACAAGAGGAATCGCCATGCATCAGGCATTTCAAGATCGTATCGTCGAGCTGGGGGCTTTGCTCCAACGCTCAAGGGCCGCCCGCAGCGAGTTCAGCAAGCGGACCGACCGGGCCATGCCTGGCAGCAAAGTTCGCTTTCAGGTACTGAGCAAAGCACGCAACTCCTACAGCGTCGTTGAGCTGGCCACCGGCATTCTCCGCGGCGCGTTCAGCAACTGGAAAGAGGCTGTGAACTTCGCGCAGCACCTTGAGGCACAGCCTGTTCTGAGGTTGGTGCAATGATCGGCGAAAGCGTACCGGACCAGCACAAGCAGGTTATCGCGCAGCTGTCAGCGCAGATCGATCACTTCCTTGCCACCGGCCACCGCATCCAGCACATCGACCAGGGCGTCAGCGCAAATACGCCGTTGCTGGGCACCACGAACCATCTGGAAACGCTCAAGGCCAAGCGGGCCAAGCGTGCGCCACGGATCCGGGCGCTTGCAGAGGCCGGACTTAACGCCCGCCAGATCGGCATGAAGATCGGCGTCGACACCCGCACCGTCGCACTCACCGCCAGAGAGCACGGCATCACCTTCACCGCGGCTACCTGATGCGGCGTCTATTCAAATGCGCCAACCAGCGCAGGCGGCAGACCTGGCTCAGCATGCCAGCGCACCAGATCGGAGACCCACGCAATGGAACAGACAGCGGCAGCGAAGCACTCTGCGGCGTACCGGGAGAGGCAGACAGAGTTAAAAGCAAAGATGGGCATCGAAACGCTGAAGATCGAGGCGCCAGCGGGGGTACGATCAGGCATGAACACTGCGATGGCTGAGCATGGTTACAGCCAAGTGCAGGAGCTGTGGCAGGATCTGGTCCTGTCCTTCCTATCAATGCCTCGCGAAGAACAAGCACGACGGCTGCGTAAGCCTGACGCGTCAGCTTTCGTCGTGTCTAAAAAGCTCTCGCGTCAGTATGAGGAGAAAGCCCAAGCGGAAGTTCGGGCCAATCCGGGGGATGAGATCATACGGCCGGCCCGGCTTCCCTAGAAAGGCTTTGGCGTATTGGTTGGCTTACTGCCTAGGTCATTTGCGGTTTGAATAGCAACCTCCAAAGTATACAGCCAGCTCGTGTCAGCCTTCGGGCCATATACATGGTACCCAATAACCTTTCTTTGATTGTTCATGCCGGTTTCTACCACCTCACAAACCTTGTATACGCCAACCGTGTGCACTACAGATCCTCGGCTTTGCATTTTCAGCTCCTTTGCACTGATCTTGTGCAGGTAATCAACATTACGAACATCAGCAGATGATAGTCACGACACCGAAAAACAACAAAGGAGACGGCCAGCAACACTCCTAACAGGCACGTAGATTTGTGAATGGGTTGTCATATTTTCGCGCCCTTCAGCAACCCTAGAAACACTCCTAGACAAAGCCCGGCAGAATGAGTTAGCCATGTGACTAGCTCCTTGCCCTCTGGTTTCGAACCGTCTACAAATATTGAAATTACAGTGAACACAAGAACTAGCATGAGAACGGCCAGTGCAATCCAATTGTCCACCAGCTTGACAGCTAGGTAGCTTGAGACTTTCGGAGAGCTACCTCCCTCGCTACTCTCTCTCGATGACTTGGTAAAGTTTGTCCAATCCTTCATTGAGCCTCCCAGTTTATGGCAGTCGAACGAAAGAACTCGTAGGAAAGCTTATAGAACTGGGCGCCAGCGAGGCTGTCCACTTGAAACATTAAGCTTAATGATATGCCTGCTACCGTTACCAGCGTGATCGGATGACGTAACCCTGATCCACCGCTAACCCCTGCATTATAAAAATACACATCCATGGTGTTATTGACGATTTCGCCGACTTGACAGTAGGCAGTGCCCTTACTGGCATTTCGACTCAAAAAGAAGTTTACCGTGAGCGGCACGTCTATTCCTTCCGCGTCAAGATAGAAGGTAATCGGCTTATCCAAAACACCGAAATTCGAGCCACTCAGTATTGAGTTAAGGCCAAGATAGCTAGTTCCAAGACTACGCACTTTAAACAATCGTAAGCCCTCGGCGCGGAAATAGTATTTCTATACCGCATCTTTTTAAGTAAGTGGACAATCGTCTCTGCTGGCGCGTGACTGCATACGCAGCAGCCTGCATTTGGATCGGATACCGCCGGTGCATGGCCTGCAACACGGGCTTATCGCTGAAAATTATTTGAAACGCAACCACTGCGATCCCGTCCTTTTCGATGCACGGGCCTTGGTTGCTACCAGCGCCGCCTTCAGCGCCATCCGCAAAACCCTTTCCCTGTCTTCGCTCATGACCGTATCCCTTCCTGTGGAGCGGTAAGAGTAGGCCATTTTTCCAATCGCATGGAATCGAACCATGAGCCAGCAGCACAAGATTCTGATTGGCGATTGCATCGATATGATGCGGACGCTGCCGGACCAGTCAGTTCACACCTGCGTGACCAGCCCGCCGTACTTCGGCTTGCGCGATTACGGCGTCGAGGGCCAGATCGGCCTGGAAGAAACGCCCGCCGAGTTTATCGCTCGCCTTGTTGCAGTGTTCCGCGAAGTTCGTCGAGTACTCCGCGACGACGGGACGATCTGGGTGAACATGGGTGACAGCTACGCGGGGAGCTGGGGCGCGCACGGCCGGGATGATATGGGCGCGGGCGTTTCGACGATCAGCCAGCGGCAGGTGATGGCGAGCCAGCGGAAAGCGAAGGCAACGACTCATGCCGAGTACAAGCCGAAGGATCTGATGGGTATGCCTTGGCGCTTGGCGTTCGCCCTGCAGGACGACGGCTGGTATCTGCGACAGGACATAATCTGGCACAAGCCGAACCCTATGCCTGAGTCAACGCGAGATCGCTGTACAAAGGCGCACGAATACCTATTCCTGCTCAGCAAGTCCCGGCGGTATCACTGCGACATGCAAGCCATTCGCGAGCCAGCCGCCTACGGGCCGACGCCGACAGGTGTGGGATTCGGTCATGGGTTCGACGCGGTACCGAAGCCGAGAGTGACGGTGCCCGCCGGCTGGGACACATCAACCGGCGGCGGGGGGCACGGCGCTTTCCATAAGGAAGGATCAGCCAGATCGAATCGTGACTCGTTCCAGCGCGAAGGATCGAAGCGCGAGCAAACGATCCCAGGCCAGAGCAAGGGCACGCATCGACCAGATCGAGAGCCGAGCAGCTGGGACTTGCTCACCAGAAACAAACGCAGCGTCTGGACTGTGGCCACACACAGTTTCAAGGGCGCCCACTTCGCTACCTTCCCGCCCGACCTGATCCGGCCTTGCATCCTGGCCGGCGCGCCGCGCGGTGGCGTGGTGCTGGACCCATTCGGGGGCGCCGGTACCACGTCGCTGGTTTCGATGCAGGAGGGTCGACGTTCGATCATCTGCGAGCTGAACCCGGATTACGCGGCCATGGCGCGAGCTCGTATCGATGCTGCCTGGCTGGATGGCGCGGCGCAGATGGATGTTTTCCACGATGCGGATCCAGCCGCATGATTACCGAATGTTCAGTTCCGCTTAGTTTTTTTCCAAGTGAGAGATCCACCGCCTTCAAAGTCAGTTGTCTGAACGACCAAGTAATGGGCGACTGTTTTCCCGCTTTGGTCTATTTCGTAATAATTCCAAGTGTCTACGCCAACTGTGATCTCAATCATGCCGTCTCCGGATTTGAACTCATGCTCATCCGGGATACGTAGAAACTTTTTCAATTCCGTTCTGTTCACGACTACTCCAAAGCGGCCCCATGCCGCCACGTAAGTAAATACCTCACTTCCACGAATCACGCCACTGGCGAGGATCCCCTATGTCTGCACATCAGAAGAAGCACCCCTTCGATTTCAAAACTCAGTACGGCCTTGGCTTCGATCCGCAAGACGATGAGATCGTCGTGGACTTCTTCTGCGGCGGTGGCGGGGCCGGTACGGGGCTGGAAATGGGCCTTGGTCGCAAGGTCAGCGTGGCGAAAAACCACAGCGCCAAAACGATCAGTATGCACACCATCAACCACCCGGGCGCCAAGCACTTCACCACCGACGTGTTCGACGGCGATCCGGACACTGAGTGCGGTGGCAAGGCGGTTGGCTGGTTCCATATGTCGCCAGACTGCACCCACCACAGCCAGGCCGCTGGCGGGCAACCGCGCAAGCGCGAGATCCGTAACCTTTCGTGGATCGGCCTGAAGTGGGCAGGCAAAAAGAAGCCTCGAGTGATCAGCCTGGAGAACGTGAAGCAGATCCTGCAATGGGGCCCGCTGATCGCCAAGCGGGACAAGGCCACCGGCTGCATCATCAAACTGGTGCCAGGCCTGAACGCGAAGGGTAAAGAGGTGCTGGTGAAGGTTGTTGCCGCGCCCGGCGAGATCGTTCCTGTCGGCGAGCAGTTCCTCGTCCCGGACCCTAAGCGCAAAGGCGCCACCTGGAAGCGTTTTGTGGAGCTGCTCGGGCAGCACGGATATGTCGTTGAGTGGCGGGTTATCAAGGCCTGCGATTTCGGCGCGCCGACCAGCCGCGAGCGCTTGTTCATGATAGCTCGATGCGATGGGCAGCCGATCGTGTGGCCAGACCCGACCCACGCCAAGAAGCCTGGCAAAGGTCAGCAGAAATATCGCACCGCCGCCGAGTGCATCGACTTCAGCGATTTGGGCAAAAGCATCTTCGGTCGAAAGGATGAACTCGCCGACGCCACGAAGCGCCGGATTGCCAAGGGCATGAAGAAGTTCGTCATAGATCATCCAACGCCATTCATTGTCCCGATCGCGAACTGGTCGACTGAGACGGTGCAGTCGATGAACGAACCACTGCGCACCGTAACCTCTTTCCCGAAGGGCGGAGCGTTTTCGGTGGTTAGCCCGATCATCGCGCCAGCCACTCATCAAGGCAGCGACCGTATCAACGACCCACTTGAGCCGCTGCCGACAGTGACGTGCGCCAACCGCGGCGAACTGACCCTGATCAGCCCTACCTTGGTTCAGACGGGTTATGGCGAGCGCGAAGGTCAGCAACCGCGCGTGCCGGGCTTGGATCAACCGCTGGGTACGGTCGTCGCCGGCGGCGTGAAGCACGCACTCGCCGCGGCGCACCTGGTGAAGTTCAGGTTCAACGACGAAGGCAAAGCGCTGGACGAACCGCTGCCGACAATCACCAGCGGCGGCAATTATCAGCGCCCGGCCGGGGCTGCGCACGCCATGGGAATTGCCACGGCTTTCATGGCGCAGATGAACGGTGGCTTCAACACCACGGCGGCGAAAAGTCTTGAAGACCCAGTAACCACGGTAACGAACACCGGTAGCCAGCAACAGCTCGTCACGGCAAGCCTTCTGCATCTGCGCGGAAACTGCGACGCCCGGGCTGCCGCTGATCCACTTCACACGGTCAGCGCCAGTGGGACACACCACGGACTCGTCACCGCTTTCATGGAGCGCCAGTTTGGCGCCAGCGTCGGCCAGCACTTGAATGATCCAGCGCCAACCATTACGGCGGGCGGCGGTGGCAAGAGCTCACTGGTCAGCTTCGAGTTGTCGCCCGAGCATGAAGAAGGGGCGCTGCGCGTTGCTGCCTTCCTGATCAGTTACTACGGCACCGAGAACATGAGCGGCTGCGACCAGCCCGCGCCGACGATCACTACAAAGGATCGCCTCGGCCTGGTCACCGTGATGGTGAAGGGCACGCCGTACGTGATCGTCGACATCCGCCTGCGGATGTTGCAACCGGCCGAGTTGTACAGGGCGCAGGGCTTCCCGACGGACTACATCATCACGCACGGCGCCGACGGCAAGCCGTTCACTAAGACCGAGCAGGTCCATATGTGCGGCAACAGCGTGAGCCCACCGCCGATGGCCGCACTCGCCCGGGCAAACGATCCATGGCGCGCGGCGCAAAGCCAGGCTGTGGCGGCGTGAAATAGGCCGGTCCGCGGCCAGTTCGGCCCCAAGAACAACCCAGCTCAGGCAGGGATAAGCGCGCAGGCCACCAACGACATGCCCAGCGCGGTCAGTACAGCCAGTTCATAGGACAAGCCAACGCCCAGAACGGGCACTCCGACCAGAAACATCGGGTCGCGTAGAAACGTAAACGCCTTCAATCAAGCAGCTCCTCAATCAGGAGCGCAGCTTACCACCTTCCCTCAATCTATTGCCTGCTGCGCCAAGGCCACTCAGCGCGAGGTTTCACCCGCTGCCATAAAAGAAGCGGGGAAGCCCAATCCAAACATCCATAGCGAGATTGAATCTAGCCAGCTTTGCCTGCGAGCTGGGTCTTGAATAATGACACCGGCTCATGTCGTCGATCACATCTATCTTCGCTGCTCGGTATTCAGCCAGGGCGGCGCACATCGCTTTTCGAAACGCTTCTATGTCGTACAACTAGACCTCCGGCGATCTCATGAAGATTTTCATGATCGCTAGACCACCCTACTCCTACCTACCACTTATTGCCTGCTGCGTATGCGGCGAGGCGGAGCTTTGCCGATGATTATCGACGACATCATGACCGACAAAATCACGCTGCACGGCCTGGGCTTTGTCCAGGTGCAGCTGGAAGGGAATCAACGCCTACACGTCTGGCACCCTGAGTTGCCGCGCCGCGCGTGCTTCGAGCACTCAGCAATTCACGACCACCGCTTCGACTTCGTGTCCCGCGTGCTGGTAGGGACGCAGATCAACCACTGCTTCGATATGCAGCGTCATGACGAAGGCGACTTCGTGCTTTACCTGCACGAGGGTAAGCGCGGCGGCAACGGCGCACGACCATGGACACCGGACGGCAGGGCCATTCTGGAGCGCGGCCCGGTCTTCGAGGTTCGCGCTGGTAACGACTACGGCACGCGCGCCTACGAATACCATCGGACAGAGCCAGGCGGGGACGGCCGAGTCGCAACAATCATGCACAAGCAGAGTGAGTTCCCAGCGGGCGCCCACTCGACATGCCGCTTCGGCGTACAGCCCGACACAGACTTCGACCGCTATCAGTGGTCACCGGCCAAACTGTGGGAGGTGGTCACCGACGTGCTGCTGGGTCAGCGGGTCATTCCATGACGCAGTTCATCCGCAAGCGTGATGGTGGCCGCTATACGTGCGATCTGGTGTCGAGGGATTGGCCCGGTCACTCCCAACTCGGTCCGTGCTTTCTGCTCAGGCCAGTTTGGGAAGGCCGCACCCACTACAAGACCGCTGCCGCCTTCGAGCGCGAATTCACTCGCGCTGATTAACCCCTTCCCCATCTATCCACATGCCTGCCGGTGTACGGCGGGCGAGGAGTCATCATGCCCGAAATAAAGTGCGACTTCGGCCACGCTACTCATGTCAGCACGCCGCAGTGGATTGAGCTCTTGACGCTCGACCAGATGCGGCGCGCTGTCGAGCTGATGGGCGAAAAGATAGCCGCCGCCGAGGAACAGCCTAAGCGTGTGATCTGGCGAGTGTGTTGCGGCGGCCTATGCCTTGCCAATTACCAGGAAGACCGCTACGAGGCGGCGGCCGATCACTTCCAGCGTGTCTACAAGGAGGCATTTCTAGAAGAAGCCGCTGACTACGTTGCGAAGCCATACTGGACAGAGACGTTCCGACGAAGCCTGCCGAGCATCGAAATTGAGCGTGTCACCCAATTCGAATACGAGACCGAATGGTTTCCACTCAACCCCGCATAGACCCTGGACGGGGCAGAGGCATCCCATGAAGCGTGAACTGATCAAGATTAGCGAATTTCAGCGCCGGCGCTGGGGCGAAAACGGGACACCTCCCTGCCCCCAGGCAATCCGCAACTACATCCGAGACGGCAAGCTTCCAGGCGAGCAGATCGGGAAACTCTGGTATATCGACTGGGCGGCATTCAACAAAGCCGCCGGCAACGATCTCGTCGCGATGGTATTGAAAGGAGCTGCATGATGGTCCCACGGCCGCGCAACAAGTCGAACAAAGGCTTGCCGCAGAACCTTTACCTGGATGACCGGCGCGGGACTTACCGGTACCGCCGCCCGACTGATGGGAAGTGGTTTCAGTTCGGCACCGACCGGGTCAAGGCCGTGGATGCGGCTAAGCAACTGAACTTGGCATTCATGCAGGGCGCTGACCTGGTCGGCGTGGTGCTGGGCGAATCAGCCGAAATGTTCACTGCCTTCCTGGATGATTACGAGAAGAATGTGCTGCCGCCGCGCGAGCTGTCAAAGGGCACTCTCGGGCTGTATGCCGTGCACTTCCGCAGATTCCGACGAGAGTTTGAAGGGAAGGCTGTCGATCAGATCTCGATCCGCATGATCGCTCAAATGCTCGACCTGTTGACGCCGCGCACGGCCAACCAGTGCCGGGCGCTGCTGATCGACATTTTCAACCACGCAGCGGCCAAGGGGCTGTGCCCCGACAATCCTGCGGCGAGCACTATCAATCGCATCGAAAAGAAAACCCGCAAACGCCACACGGTCGACGGCCTCAAGGCGATACGAGAGAAGGCACCCGTCTGGCTGCAAAACGCGATCGATTTGGCGCTGATCACTGCGCAGCGGCGCACCGATATCCTCGCGATGAAGTTCGAAGACGTGAAGGATGGCTATCTCTACGTGGTGCAGCAGAAGACCTCGAAAGCCAGTGACGCGGCGTGGATCAGATTCATGGTGACGCCCGAGCTGCAGCGCGTGATCAGCCATTGCCGTGACAACGTGGTGTCCCCATTCCTGGTGCACCGCCGACCTGATCGGAAAAAGCAAAAGCAGGCTGAGACCAAAGAGCACTGGACCAAGGTCGAGGAACGCTACTTGACTCGCGCATTCAAGGACGCCAGGGAGGCGGCGGATTGCTACAAAGGATGGAAAGAAGAAGAGATGCCGGGCTTCCACGAGGTCAGGGCACTGTCGCTGCACCTGTACAAGAAAGCCGGAAAAGATGGGCAGAAGATCGCCGGGCACGCCAGCGAGGGAATGACCAAAAACTACCAAAAGGAACACGCCGAAGTGATCTGGTCGGAGGCCATTCCGGACCTCGATATCAGCGAAATCGCCGGATAGTTTTGCGCGAGTTTTGCGCGGGTTTTGCGCAAGCCAGAAACCAAAAAGGGAATCGAGCCGGTAAGTGGCTGATTCCCTTTACAAAATATGGTCGGGACGGAGTGATTCGAACACTCGACCCCTAGCACCCCATGCTAGTGCGCTACCGGACTGCGCTACGCCCCGAC